TCCACATTTCGTATTGGATAATCCTCTTTTTCATTTTCTATTATCCTTTTTATCCAATATCCATGTTTCTTCTCTATAACATCGGCGGCGGGCAACATCCCTATCTCAGCTATTGCACACTCTATTGCACCACTATGATAACCGAGCGTCGAACCACTCGACAGGTCGTAACGCTCCAGAATTTTTATCACTTCTTTGCGGTCTAAATATTCTTTACTCATTATCAATCTCCTCAGCTGGTTGTCGAAGCCAGTCAACAATAGTATGATAGCAAAATTTTCTATCAATGTCTGAAGCCACTGAACAGTTAGTTAAAAGATGTGCCAGTTGCTCGTCGCTCATCGTCCTGATGAGGTCGGCGTTAGTCTTCATTTTGTAGGGCTTTGGGTAATCCAAATAAGGCGGGTAGTTTTTTATTTCGTCCATAATCATTTCTCCCTGTATTCACTATGTTCTCGACCAAAGCGACGCTGTTAATGATTCCATCGCTTTGCAAGCAGCCTCTATTGCCTCGCTCAAATCCGCTTTGGTTATATCTTCTTCGTTTGCTATCTTTGTAGTGTTAAATTCAGGCGTATATTCATCAGACAGTTCTTTTCTTATATTCTCTCTTTCTTCATCGGGATAAGAAATTGGGCATTGCCTTTGAATGTTTGCGATATGCGAGATTTGTTCTTGAGAGAACATGTATAAATGATCTAAGACCACTTCTCTACGTTTGCTTCTGTCTGGATGACAACTACCACTATACCGGCATTGACACGTATCAATCCTATAGTTACAAATTGGGCATTTATCCACTTATATTTCCCCGCACTTCTTGCACCTAAGCTTATGAGTTATGATGATTTTGACAAAACTCATTCATCCATTTCCACAAAATTGCCGTCCACGAGGACATAATATGTATCTGCTTTTATGGTCACGCCGTCTACCTGCGCCATCTTGGCACAGATAAGCTTGCCTTCCTTCCACTCCGTGCAAACAATATATGCTCCAAGCACGCCCTTGGCACGGCCTTTTAAGCCCCACGCAACCGCAATGGCAGTAGGATTGTCCGCAGATGCTGCGCCCCGACAGCCTGTCACCAATGCCGCACTATAATTGCCTGTCGCAAATGCAGCACCCTTATCACCTGTCGCAGATGCCACACCCCCTTTGCCTGTCGCAGAGACCGCGCTCTGATCACCTGTCGCAGATGCAGCGCTATAATCACCTTCCGCGAATGTTGCACTATAGTCGTCTGTCGCAGATGCAGTGCTCTGAATGCCTGCCGCAGATGCCACGCTTTGATAGCCTGTCACGGATGCCGCGCTATAATCGCCTGTCACATATGCCACACTCTGATCGCCTGTTGCAGATGCAACGCCCTGATCGCCTGTCACGCGCTTACGGCGTGATTTATTGCACTTGGACATATTATATTTCAGGGATGCCTTCACAAGGCTTGCTATATCCATTCTTGCGCCAACCCTGATGGTCTTGGCACATACCTTGCTATCGTCTTCACACTCGTCAGATACCTCATCAAGCTCTACCTCATGATATACGCTGCTGTTTGGTGGGTAGTAAGCCAGCACGTCAAGCGGATACTTACATGCGTGGAAGCCGCTTTCGCACAGCTTTGTCATATCAGTATGGTACGTCTCGCCCTCTGCATATTGAAAGCCACGGCACGTCATATCGCGATTGAAACCCTTGTATGCTTTCATTCTTATTTATACCCCCTCATCGAGCCGCTCAATCTCTGCTTCAAGTTCAGCCTTTTTGTATATGGCAATAGCGCGACGCATATCATTTATGGCCTGTTTATATATATTACCAAAGTCTTTATACAGCTTATACCCATTTTCGACGGAGAAGATATAGTCATTATTTACACCATCCCAATCTATAGGGTTATATTCCTGTATGCGCTTTAGAAAATTAACCCAAACATCTTCGGCTTCTGCTTTATAGGCATAGGCGGAACTCGCGCATAAATTCAATCGCCCACAACCTCCACAACCAAAATGAATATACCATTTACTATCATTCAGCGTTTGATGTGTAGTTTTATTTGTAAGTCTGTAATTATGAACTACGTCAAAGCAAAAACTACAATAATGGCGCTTTAGCTTAATCATATGCCAACCATCGACAGACATTTCCTCCGGTGGAATATCGCACTCTATTGCAGCAGACAGTAGTTCTACTACTTGTTGAGGTGTCTGCCCGTTGTATTCTTTTGTCAACACCTTTGTGTCCTTAACAATTCTTTTAGCAATGGATAGATGTTTTTCCAACTGCTTCTTATTAACCATTCCCAACATCCCCTCCCTTGTATTTCGGCATCTCGGCCCAATTTGTCACTTCACACTCTTCACACAAAGCATGACAAAACCATGTTCCTTTGGGGGTTAAAAAACATTCACGCGAAGTAGGGAACGGATCTTGACTTGGTATATGTCCTATCACTGACACATACTCCGGGGGTGGGTTACTTGGGGCGTCGTGCCAAGTTACGACCTGTTTACTAAGCTCCTCTATGACATCGGCAGCTTCCGCACATATATCACGTTTTCGAAGACTGACGCTATTTGTGTGCGATATTTCTCGCAAGCTCTTTATAAGTTCCTCTTTGTTCATTAAGTGGGGCAAGGATACCCATAACTTTAGTCATGGGAGGAATTGCCCTTTTACTTCCTTTCTGTAATGTAATTCGTTGAAGCTTCTAATAGTCGCAGCTTTCTGTAGGACGCACTGTTAGAAACAACAGTGCCATCAAACTTTTTTTAGAGCAAAATATCCTGATATGCGTCTGCCTGTGATAAAGCATTCTGTACCGTTATAGGATACTTTGTCCCAAAGGCGATAGCCTTTTACGATGTACGGTGCTTGATTAGCTTTGCGTATGCCGCCTTTCAGGATGGTTGCTTTATGCAACTGCCTGTTATGGTGACGTACTGCTTTTGTGTAGTAGCAAGTACCACAAGGTATAGCCAATAGATTTTTACTAATGCATCGTGCATCATTGGTGTGGCTTTTAGAGATGCTGTTCTTTTCGCGTAAATACTTTGTTATGTAGCCGTAAGTCTCTTGCACAGGGATCTTTAGATTTTTGTGCAGGCGTTCCATAAGTGTCTTGCGCATAATGCCCATAAAGGCTGCATCTTGGAGAGGCTTTCCTCTCTTTTTGCCGTCAAGTGTTACCTTTCCAGCGTGTAGTGCTTTGTGACAAACTGTGCAAAGCACTACAAGATTGTTGGGTGCATTGCCACCTGTTCTACGGGTCTCGATGTGATGCACATGCAGCTTTATGCCTTTAGTTTTGGTAGAATGCGCTCCACAGCACTGGCAAGTGTTTTAGTACATACTGGCGTACATTGTACTCATCGTACATTTCACCAATCTGATAGTCTGTGCCAACTGGCATAGGTTTACCTTCCAGCATTGCTTTCAAACGTTGTGTGTCAAACTCTGCTGTCTCCACTCTGACGAGCGTAATAGGTAAAATGCGACATACGCGCTTAATGAGCGTAATGTGTTCCTGAATCTTAACCTCTACCGACGGCGCTAACCAGCCCTTATGTTTGCTATGCACCCTGTTGCTAAAACGCGGCGCACGATAGCGTGTTTTACGGTGCCGTCTGTTGCGTCTGAAAGCACGGCGTGCAGAAAGCAAATCGACCACATCATTGCGTGGAGTTGCTTCTTCACGATAGAGTTCGTACTTTTCAGTCGTAGCAGATATACCGATATGTTTGCTGCCTGCATCCACACCCAAAGTAACGGGTTGTTTGTATCCTGTACTTCCGTACAGAAGTTTGATTGTAAATGGTGTACGTTTTACAACGCTCGCCTTATTCTGCTTTAACAATAAGCGAGTCTTGCGTGGAGAACACGGCATCAAGGGTTCGCCGCGCTCGTTAAGTACATACACATATTGCATGACGCCATGCCCCTTTCTTAGTGTGACAGCTAATGATAAGCTGTCCTCTCCTCCGAAGAAGAGTTAGAATCCTTCCCCAATGTCATAAGCGGTTTAATGCAGCCACACCTGTTGTCTTTGCCTCGGATTTCTTTGATGTGTTGCCTTAGAGCGTGCAGTTAGGATTGACGCCACACGGTAACTATCTATTCGCCTATAACGTAGTGCAGCATACAGCACGAGGCTATAGCTGAGGGTAGTCAACACACCCTTTCGGGCGCGGCTGAAGTTACAGACTCACGTTTCCACAAGCCCGCGACTTCAGTCGTGGGTTATTGACTTCCTCAAAAGGCTTAACCTCCGGCTCGACATGACCACTGATTGTCATATCATCACGTCTCCGTGGTGTATACACGCGCTCCTGTTGCTTGTTATATAGTTTTCTGGCATTGCCTTGTATCTGTGTGAGGCGGTTCTTAAATGCTGATTGACTTTGAAGATAAGTGTAAAGCTCGTTTAGTAGTTCGTTTTCCTCCTTGGCTTTGCGCCGTCGCTGTCGTGCCTCCCGCAATTCCTTATATATAACGTATCCTTCGCGAGCATTCTTGGGTTTACCGAGTTCGATTTCATGCAGCAAGTCGTTTATTTCCCCGTTTACCTGCTCCAACTCGGTCTCATTGGCACGATACGCTGACGCCACACTGTCATATATCTGCGTGATGGTTGTAGCATACCTGTCAACGATATTAGAACTCATAATTCCTTATCCGCTTATCACCCGGTGCAACACGGTTGTAATGCCGCCATATCTCGCAGGCCACTGACGTGCGGGATTCGCCATCACCAAGCACCTTAGCCCTTGCAATCAGCGAACGGGGCTCAATCCCTTTCATGGCTTTCACTAATATCTTCTCATCTATTTGGTCATAATAATATTTATAAAACAGAGACATGCCGGACATCATAGCCTGTCCTACGGCGTTCCTGTCCTGCGGCCAGAGCTTGTTGAGCATGATGAGCATAGACTGGAACTTAGCCTTACCCAATTCTTTATAAGCTCGCTCCATGGCTCTAACGGCGCTTATCTGCACAGCGCCCTTGATAGTTCCACAGGATGTACCGCAAGCATAACCGGCCTTACGTACAGCTTGCATCATGTCGAGAGCGATGGGTTCCTTAGCCTCCATACGGGCATTCAGCATAGGCTTGGCAGATACAACAGCGCGTTTATTATTGAATTCAATAAACAACTTAGCCTCGTCCTCATAAGACAACCCTTCCAGCACCTGACACAGATGGCCCTTGAGGCCACGCATCTGCATGGCTATCATGCGGTGATGGCCATCGATTACAACATACGTGCCGTCAGTCCTATGTGACACCAGCAGAGTGCCTACCATATCTGGATTGAAATGCTCTTTAATGTACTTACAACGCGAGTAATTGATTGGTCTCTGATAAGCAGCGCAACTAATGTCCGAGAACATTAAGGTCTTGAATACGGCGGTTTTCTTTTCCTGAGCTTCCATGGTTTACGCAATTCCTTTCAATTTGGTTTTGATGATGTTGAAATTATCTTCCATTCCACGCACAAAACTACATACAGCATCAACGTCGCCGTCTTTACTATTTACATTTAAGACTTCGGATAAAGCATAATGTTGGATTTGTTCGGAAACTTCTGACAGATAACGCAGCAGGGTCGGCATCGAGTACGGCGTGTCAAACTGGGCGATATTGCTGGCGGAAGATTTCTCAACCTCCGCCGCAACAGCCTTCAGGTCTTTTACCTGACAGCGTAACTCGGCGATTTCCCTGTCTTTTTCTGCACTTATTCTATCATATTTTTCCTTTTCTATGTCTCTGTCTGCCTGTGCTTTGTCTAAGTCATCAAGCAAATCATTAACCTGACTGGCTGCTTCGGACAGCTTGGTATCAAGCCGTTGCACCTGCGTTTCCAACTTACACTTTTCTGCTTGCAATGACTGCGAAAGCTGACGCTCACGCTCGCTTTGTTCGTATAACTTCTTCATAGCGGGATCGCGTTTGGTGCGTAGCTCCTTAACTGTATTTTCCAACTCGATCACCCTCTGAGCCTTTGCATCGTTATCGTCATTTAACTCCGCTATATCTTTACGGTTTTGCTGTTTTATTTCAGCAATTTGCTTGTCATACTCCCGTTGCTGTTGCTCCAGCATATCTATATATCGCTTTGCTTCGCTGGCGGTTAAACGTTGCTTAGTGCCATCTGGCAAAGACTCCAGCAGCTCTGTCTGCTTATCAGATGGGAGTTTGGCAATGATACGAGACGCCACAGATGCAGACACGTTTCCTGCCTCTAAAAGCTCCTGCCAATCAGGGTTGAGGTCTGCAAGAGATTTGAATTTCCGATACGATTCATAATCTATACCTGCCGCCGCACAAACCTCTGCTGTAGTTTGCGGAGAGTTTGCCAGTTGGGACAATGTCCCAACTGCCACCTTACCACCCGTATGCTGATTTCCTCTGTCCCCTCCGTTTTGCACCCCATATATCCTTCTCAGTTCGTCTACCCTATGTATTGCCTTAAGTTCGCTGCCACCTATTTCCCCGCGCTGACGGACATTGGTCTCAATCAAATCCTTTAATATCCAGTCTTCCTTGCTGCGGCCATCCTTATCGGCGTAATACCGCACATCGCACATCACAGTTTCAATTCCCTCGTCTATGCAACCGCGACGGCGTTGATGGCCGGACACAATAATCATATCCTGCGTCACAATCAGCGGCTCGATAACCCCGCTTGTGCGGATACTTTCACGAAATTCCTCGTACTTCTGCCCTGTCATGTCATCAAAGAAATACTCATTCTTTGGGTGCGGTTTTAAGTCTTGTACCTTTAACGCCTGCATTTGTTCGTCCTCCCCGTTTTTAGAACTTTCGTTCGTATTTATCGTGTTGCTATTGTATCTCATGTAGACACAAATTGCAAACACAAAATTCTAAAGTTTCTCAACAGTAAATAATTGGTCGACATCAACCCGCAAAGCCCGCGCTATAGCCACCAATGTGGACAGCTTAGGATCGGTCACATCGTTTTCGATATTATTCAGCGCCGATATGCTTACTCCGCAACGGCGCGATAGCTGCGGGAGCGACATCCCGCGCAAGGTTCTTAGTTCAAACAAATTACTTCTAACAATCATGTAGTTAGCGTTTGCGTTCCCGCTTGACTACATTCTATCAGACTTGCCTTTCTCTTCAGAAAAAGATTAACATAAAAAGAAGGGACTGCCATCTCGACAGCCTCTTCAGATTATATCACAAAAAAATAGCCTATGTTATATCCCAATTCAGCGGCGGCATCTGCTATGCTCTCGCAGTCTTCTTGACACTATAACTTTACCGTTATCTTTGCGCCTTTTACCATCGGCCACCCGATCATCAGTACCAGACTTGACAAGAGTATGCCCCAGACCAGATAACGCACTCCAGCATTGTAATCGCTGTCCATATGAGCACACTCATTGATAGCCTTTGTAATATCGGGATGCGGATAGAAGGACAACTGGCTGAACTGCGCTACCAACTCGTTCTTAACTATTGCCATTTTGACTATGCCCACGACTATCAGGCTCAAGCAGAGCGTCAAGACAATAGCGAATATTATTTTGTTCTTATCCGCCGCCTTCTTCGAGGCCACCTGCGCTTCATGGATTATCTTCTTAGTTCTCTCAATCCGCGCCAAAATGATTTCCGGTTTGTGTATGCGCAGCCACTCGTTTGCATCCGCACCATACGACCTGTTGTACTGCAAAAAGCAATTATAAGTGTGCCGATTGAACGAACCCCACGCATCCATGGGCTTACAGCCGTTTTCCAGCATACATTGCGCGGCCAAGGCATCGAAGTAAGCTTCCCTCGCGCTGTTGTTTTCCTCGAAGAATCCTTCCAGTCCTTCCGGTATGAAGTCACGCTTGCCGGTTTCCCACAGACTGCGAATGTCATGCTGCAACATACGCTCCACTTCCGGATTGGTGGGCCAGAATACACCCTCGTCATCCATGCGGTTGGCGTTGCGGTATATGTTGGCGTTCGTCTTGATGCTATCCGCCGCAAAGTACGCGCCGCTTGCCAATAAAGTTGCTAATGCTCCTGCTATCATAATGCCTCCTCCTAACTCAGCCAGATTTCACGCTTGATTGCATTCTGAACGGCTTCTTGCTGCTCTGTTCTGGGTGTAAATTCGCTGGTTGTCGGGCGAAAAGTCTCCACGTCAAACAGAACACAGTCCCACGTTTCCACTTGGTATTTCACCTTTGGCGGGCGCACCAGCACATAGTACGGTTTGAACGGGCCATTGCCGAACATATCCGTGGCCAGCATCATCGCCCTGTTTATTACCCGCATGAGCGCCTTATCTTCTCCGAAATACTTCAGCATCTCCGGGTCGAAGTAGTGCCCGTCAGGGTTGTGACGATAATACTCAGCTATAAACGACTCTAATGAATCAAACGGCACATCCGTCATAGAATTTCCTCCAACAGGCTTACGGCCTCATTCAGTGAGCTTATGCCATCATCTATATTAGATACAGCATCCTCCATGGTGTCCACAGCCGTTTCCATATTCTCATATATTTCCGTTCCCTGTAAATTCTCAGGATAGTTGCACATAGAATCTTCTTCTTCGTCCTTAACTTGATTTACTATATCCAGCGCTGTTTCTATAATCTCAATAGCCCTGCGCAATTCTTTCCTACGTTTGTTATTCATTAGCAACTCCTCATATCAGATATAACAGTCGGCTCGAACCCATCCTCTTGTTCCCAGAATCTTTCCACAGATAGGTCTGCCATCGCGGCAACACGACCAAGGCATTTCCCATAACGTTCAGCAACGTCCATTGTGGCATAGTGTGCATCACTAAAATAATTGTCTTGATTAGATGTACTGGCTCCGTCTTCGCGTGTTCTGTATACAGCGTTTTCCCTGTCCACCTCCAATAGTACAACCCTGTCTCCGTCATTCACCTGTAATATAATCTCATATACGTTTTCCATAAACTTTAACATACCTTTCCTTTTTATTATTATTTAGCACAAAAAAGAGGGCGGAATCCGCCCCTTCAATCAATTCGACAGCAACGTCAGTATGACGATTACAATTATCCATGCAATTAATCGTTTGGGATAGAATTCAAAATACATTTCCAACACCCTCCTATTTGCATTACAGAAGCCTGAGCTCCGTTTATTTATTAGCATTGTACCATATTGTTTACAATTTGTATAGATATCCCTTTATTTTTCATGCGTTGAAGTTGCACAAAATGTGCCATAACTCTCATATTTTTACATTTATAAACGCATATTCTGGTTTTGTGTGTTAAAACCACCTTTCCCATTCTCTCCGGCGTTCCTTTCTGCGCCACACGCCGCGCTTGCTGCCCTTCACTGGGTCGAAGCCGACTATGCACAGCCGCAACTGTTTGCTTATTGATACCGTGCCGCGCACTCCGTCCCACTGCACGATTATCTCTCCGGTGTTTCGCACATGACCCACAATCGTGCCGGTGCGTGTGCTGTCGTCTGCTAATGCAATTCGTGTGCCTTGATACATAATTCGCTCCTCCCTGCAACATATAAAAAGAACCGCTATCTGCGGTTCCTAATCCTTAGCACGCTCGACACACCGAGCCGCCATTATTTCTGATTATTATTTCCCCGTACTTAGAATCGTATGGTTCGTTTGCGTTCTTGGTACAACCGAATGCTCGCCAGAGTATGTCGCCATTTTCCTTGCCAGGCTGTTCGTCCATTTGCGGCAAATCGTCTGGGGATTCATTTGTTACCAGCAGATACGTAAACCTTTCCTTGCGCTCTTCATCTTTCATCTTATAACAGTCATGTATAAAGAACCAGACTACTGCGTCATTTCCAAATTCTGCTTCCACATTATGTATCGCCTCTTGCGCCTCTGGAACCAGTCCTGATTCCCTAAATCTGAGCACGGGAACACCTATTGAATAACTATCCGGATCGTCCTCTACTGTGAACATTGAATACCCGCCTAAAAGCGTAACAAACATTCCCAACTGCCCCATATATCGGAATCCTTTTTCGATGTTTTCCATGTTAATCCTCCCCTAATTCATCCCGTAATGCCTGCGCAAAAGCCCAATCATAGTCCTTTGCCGACAGGTTACATATCTCTTTGATTTCCTCTGCCTCGATACCTATGTAGCAAAGCGTTATGGCCTCGTTGCTGTGCCCCAATTCCTTACAGAGCATAGACAGCGCCCTATACCCACGTTCCCGACTCAGATGCTGTGCCTGCGTGTAGAAGCGATATGCATATGTTTTGCGCATAGTGTGGCTGCCGTACAACAGCGGATTCCACCCCAGCCGTTCTGCCGCCGGAACGATTATGTTGTCGTTGAGCGTTTTGCGGGTCAGGCATCCGCCCTTCTGTGAGCCGAACAGGAAATCTTCGCTTGCCAGATGCATATCATCCGTGTACTGGGCGACCATCGCCGCCACCTCGTCGCTTATCTTCAGCTCCCTGCCCTTGCCGGTTTTCTGCTCGATGACATACACCGTATCCTTCGGGCTGCCGTCCTTGCCAATGAACTGCCCGGCCTTGAGCTGCACCAAATCCCCGCCGCGCAAGCCAACGTTACACCCAAGCCGGAACAGAACCAAATTTCTGTACGCGAGACGCCTGCGCTTAGTGTCCTGCAAAGCGTGTTCCATGGCGGTTATCTCGGCCATTGTTTTGAGCGGAACCTTTGTGTGCTTAGTCAGCGGCGCGTACTGTTGCTTGGTGCTGCGCAACTGTGGTCTTAACGCTTTGCCGCAATGTGAGCAGAAATTCGCCGTGCCCTCATTTTCCTCCCCGCACTTGGTGCAGATGAGTATGTACGGCGTTTCCACCACTCGCGGCTTGAATTGTAATAAGTTACTTGGCATCCTTTAACACCCCTTGCCGTTTTAATGAGTGGTCTACCTCAGTCCAAAAGTCGAATCCCGAATCCAAAGTAGATTCACATGCTTTATTGACATCCTCGTCTATTTTCTCCATTATGCCGTACAGTTGGTCTTCCTCATCTATCTCCATGCGGCCAGTACCTTCAAGAAAACCAAGATAATTTGCCACGCTTATGAGCGAGTGAGTATCCATATGGTATTTCATGGTCGCATTATCTCCTCAATAAACGCCATCTTTTGAGCAAATGTTGCAACGGCCTGAATGATTTGCTGCGACATCACATCGAATGCTTTTACGGCGTACTTTAAGTTTTCTGGTGTGTATGGTATTGCCAAACACCCTAATCCGTGTTCCAGATACAGCTTGTCTGTCACGTTATTAAGATACAATGTCATTCCGCTTACGGGTTCTCTCTTAATTTCCATTGCCTATGCCCTCCATGCTACCGCTAATTCTCTTGCTTATTCTCGCTTGTTTGCCGCCAGCAACGACACCATTATGCTCATCGTCTGCTCAGGTGTTAATTCGTACAACTCCTGCTTGTCCTCCACCATTCTGCGGATGTACTCATCGGAACTGTAATCATATTCCTGTGGCGCGGCATTACGCATCATAAAGAAGGTTTCGCGCAGGGTGTTTTCATCATATATATTGCCCGTGGCAGAACTGACGTACAGTTTCATCTTGTCTCCTCCAATGTGCCGTTCTTGCTTGTGCAGTTCTGTATGTACTGCTCAAAGGTGTAATCATATTCTTCCGGCTGCTCCCGCTTGAGCTGCTCAAATTCCTGCCGCAGTTCCTTCTCGGTCACAAACCGCATTGCCTCTGTATCAATGAAAATATTCATCTGCCATCTCCTTGAACCCCGCCATAACAAAGTCATCGTATGTCAGCCCGAATCCGTTTTCATCCGTCAGCGTATCCATGATATCGCTGTCATTCCAGAACCAGTCCCTGCCGACGCTTATAGCGGAATCTATGAGCAGCTTTAAGGCGGATATGTATTCGTTATCGGTCATTTAGTGTTCCTCCATCCATTTCTCGGCAATTTTAGCCGCCTCGTCGTAGGAATCGGCTTCGCCTATCGAACACCCGCTACTCCACATATTGTCTTCCAAATAACATTCGGCAATTATCCGTCCTGCATCATCGCCGTATATCTCTCTTATACTGTCTGTCATATAGCCATATGGTTCAAGGCAATTCTCGATGTCTTCTTCGCTCAAGTCGTCCATATTTGCTGAGACATGGCATATCACATACTCATGTTCTCCAGCCGCCCTGTCCTTCTCAGTAAGGTTTACACATGTCATCTGCACCATTTCATATTCGTTATTACCGTTATCACGCATCCACTGGCCATCATCAGTTTCAATCCAGCCTTTACACTCTATATTCATTGGGTATCCTCCACTATTTCAACTATATTCAGCAATTTGCCCGGTTCTATACTGAAGCACCGCGCTATCTGAGCTTTATAAGCTATGTTGTCATCATCCCCGTCCCATTCCTCATCAATATCACTGGTGTCCTCACCTATTCGTTTGAAGCTATATTCAGCCAGATTGCGATAAAAGGCGGTAATGAACTGTATCTCTTCGTAATCGTCGTACCACTTAACCCACTCCCAATAAAAGGTGACATATTCATCTTGGTCTACAACGTGCGCTATACACATAAATGGCCGCACCGCATTACTTTCTTTTGCCTGCTTTATTAGTTCCAGAGCATCCTCCTTGCGCAATGTTAGCGCCACATCACTACGATACCCCATTATTCTTCCTCCTCTATTTCTTCAAACATGTCGTATATATATGCTCTGTGGTGATGATGTCTCTTGTGCCATCATCACCCCATATTTCCATCCAATCATATGGTTCATCACTGGCATCTCTCAAGTCATCGCTTCGCAGTAAGTCCCGGCAAAACAATGCCTCTGCCTGTATCTCCTGAAGCGTACCGGATTGCCATTTATCATGTCTGTCTTGATCTTTGTTGTATGCCATTAAGTGAAACATTGCTTTCTTTCTCCTCAGTTCGATAAGAACGTCAATATCACGATAACGATAATCCATGCTATCAGTCGTTTGGGATAGAATTCAAAATACATAGTTATACCTCCTCAGATGCCACCAGAGCCTCAAATAGCCCCTCTGCGGCGTTTTTATTATTTTGTAGATAGATTGGTTGTGTAAGATACAGAATTGCTCATAACGTGTATTTGGAGCCGATATAAGAATTGCTTATTTCTGTAGCTCCCACACATGCAGCTCCTGCCATGTCATCACCAGCCAGCCGCCGCAAACCCTGACAATGGGTTCATTGCCGTGACAGGCTTCTTCCGCTTCCTTGCGGGTATCGTACTGTGTCATTCCGTTTCCTTCTTCTCAAGGTTACAAAAGAAATCATCTTCCGAAAACATCATACCGTCATAATACTCAAACAGTGCTTCATCAGGGATGTCATCTGGGTCTGGCAAAAGCGCTGGATACTCAGTGTCATTCTCCAACACCATCAGATAACTCAGTTTCAGCTCATCCAGTTCATCGCGGGTCAGGTCTTGTATTACTCGATACATTCTTTTTCTCCTTCGCATAGCATATCTGTACTCATTAAATACATTCCGTTCCTCCTGTCGCTTTAATATTTGCCCTTTATGGGCGGGGAATTAACGATTCAATATCAAATGCAGAAGCCCAGCGCCACGCCATACGAGTCCAAGGCATAGCTATAGCTCGCGAATCCAGAAGTGTCGACCACACAAAAGAAGCGGGAGTCACCGAAATACGCGGAACGCAACCAAGCCGAACAAGCGGAGCCCTTCTTGCCAAAAGTAATTCTATCCCTGCGCGTTGCGAACGCCTCATACCGCTTACCATCTTCAGCAGGCGAATAAATAGCACTGCCAAACATTTCGCTTTCAGAAAACACCCATAGTTTGCGACACATAACTTTAATACTACCATTATGCATTACATATTCTTTCGACACTGTACGCACATAAGGCAATATTGACTCAGGAATCCAACTCTGGGGCGATTTTATAAGAAATTTATCCAATTCAGAGGCAGCAAATCCATCAGGACAAGAACCGGGATCTATGCGACTCTTTTTTATATGATCCACCTGCCTCAGCGTAATAGTGTTATACTTTCCGGTTAAAGCGTCTATATCGTGACCTATGCCCACAATCTCAAATGTAATACCATCCACTACAATGGTATCATGTACATTATAGTAAGCTTCTGTTTCTCCCGCTTTAGAAATGCGGGACATCTTTGCTATTTCACTTTCAACAGGCGTTATGCCAAGTTGCCGCATCTGCTCGTCAGTCAATTTCGTTTTCTTACCATTGATACAAAGATAATTTTCAAACATAGTTCGGTTCCTTTCTAATTTAGTATTCGCCCGGCCAAAGCTCGCGTATTGCACCAGTCAGGCGCTTAGTTGCTTTTGCCGCGTCCCGCAGCCCCTTCATTGTAATACCATAAGTGTTTGTCATAGTTCAGACCTCCTCTATTGTTATCTTGAATCTGTGAACTGAACCCCCTCCAATATCAACATACACCACATTATCATCCGTACTACTTGGGTAGGCATAGAATTTCTCGCAAGTTAGCTGTTCGCCATAATACTCATGGATTCCATCCACCAACAGGCTGTCCTCGCCCAAAAAGTCTTGGTACAACCCACTTTGAATTGCGTCTTTAATGTAGTCTATCACTTTGATTCCTCCTGCGTTCTCAGTGCGCACCACGCTGGCCAGTCCAACTTCGACACTAACGCTCGTGTTCTTTCTATAAACGTTGTTATAGCCTGCAACCTTTCATCCGAATATCCACCCCAATAAAATGATGGGACCCCATTCTCATAAACATAGTTCCACACCACAAACGGGGCGGGATCGTTTTTGATGCCAGACCGCATACCTATTGCAACGCCCGCATCGCCAATTTCATGGAAAATCTTGATTTCATAGCCCTCGTTAATATGACCTGTGTGTATCATTTACCGTTCCTCCTACAAACGAACTCTTGTAAACACGCCCTCCTTCTTTTGAGGGCTCCAAGTCAGTCTCCAATACTGAATGCCTCGGGTTTACGGTCTACAGTATTATTTTCGATTCTGCGTTCAGTTACACCGCTCTCTTGAAACACTATTAGCCTGTCATAGTTACAATTCTCACGCACGTCGTAATCATATCCGACCAACGAATAGTAAACATCACTTGCATAGTCCTCGCATAATCGCCCTGCAATCTGCACCATCCGTGACATGATGCTTGATATATTGTCGTTTACGCTTTTAGCTGTGTACCCTTTGTCCGTACTGTAGGGGTGTATTGTATATGCCATTTATCGCTCCTCCTTAACTAATTCTGTGCGCCACGCCGATGCACACATCGCGTATACATTGCTGATGTTCCATCTGGATACAGCTTCGTCTGGTATTGCCGCGTCTATGAATTTCAGCGGAATCCGCAAATCCTTCTCTAACTCAATTTCCAACACGCTGCCAGCGCCGCTCCACTTGTCAAACAGCCCGCACATGACGGTGCGCGGCACGGTAATGTAATCCTCGCTGGTGTTTTTCCAAGGCTCATAACGAAACTCAGGATTCTGGCTTGCAGCAATGCGTTGATTCAGTTGCAAACACTCACCCAATGTCATTGACACCAGAAATACCAACTGTTGCATGTCGCTGGCACGATTCGCAAGTTCTTGCTCAACCGATTTCAAATAGGCACTGCCGCCAAAATCTGTGCCCTTCCGCGCCTTATTAAGCTGCTCCTTGGTATACCCCATCTGTTCGGTTAACCACATTAGGGCCGCTTTATCATTAATTTCATCATCTTCCGGGTACACACAATTTAGAACATAATCGTAATTGCCATCGCCCGTATCTATGAGAATGTCGACATTCACTTTCTGGTCGAGATAATGGCGATAATCTGGCTGCCAATGTACGTGCTCATCAATATAAGCAGTGATTTCATCTTCAACTTCATCCCACTCGGCAACGTCCTCATCCCATGCCAATTTCACGTTAGACATAGTATCGGCTTTCATGTCTTCTATGTTCCAGAACCACCCATCATCAATAGCCTCATAAAATGCGGTGTCCGGGTCATCGCTTTGAAAGATTTCCTTTATATCCGACGATGATATTTCGTCACGATAGTTGGCAGGATAAGTGCAATAATAGTCGTCACCTTCCTTACTGTCTAAAACCCACCGCAATTCATCATCTAAAATGCGCTGTAACTCAGCTTGCACCCTTACTTCCATTTCCGCCCCTCCTTACTTCACAACATGTTCCAGTGTTTCCACATCGAAATGATGATACGCACGGCGCGGCCCCATTGGGTGTTTCTTTTGCAAGCTGCTGAGAATATAACAAGTGTGTTCTTCGCCCATACTATCCGTCGCTTTCACAGTTCCTTTTAGCAACCGCATTGAGCTTACCGTTTCCCCAAAGAATTTGAGTGTATCTCTGTCAAAAAAGTGCCCGTTAGGATGCATACGCTGATACTCGCTAATAAGACCGTATACACTATATACTTTCACTGCCATTTATTATTCCTCCTTGCTTTTCTGTTATTCACATCTTTCCTCCCATCAATACACAAAGTCCGTCTCGACATAATCCCAGCCGGTGCCCCAGTGCGTCACACCCAGCACGCACAGATCAAGCATCTCGCAGTAGAAGATGATTTCGTCCGTGTGTTCCTTCAGCCGTTCTGCCGTGGTGCGGTCAATCAGATAATACTGGTAGATTTCTATTGGTTCCTCACTCTCCCAATCGTCATCCGCGTCCACCTCGTTGTCGTCGGCATCGTAGTAGCGGCACAACTCACCGTTCTCAATGTTGTCATACAGGTTCCCATCCACACTCGCAATATCGTTGCAGAGCAACATCTGACTGTCTGGATAGAATATCTGGCTGTACTCGCAGCGCACAGTCTTGCCCCTACAAGTCGTGTACGGATCTGCCACCTTTTCAAATTTATATCTATCTTTGAGCCACTCGTTGTGTTCCAGTGCCAAGCCGGTATAGAAATCGTCGTTTTCGTTGCGGTATATCTCATCCACATAGAATGATCTGTTAGCCATATTATATCACCTCACCTGTATATCTTAACAATTTCCCAATCTGTTAGTGCTGCTGTGGTATCGAGCTCCCTTATGGGCAACCTCTTAATTACGGCCTTATCGAAGTCGCATTCATAAATATAACGATAAATCTTGGTATCAATTATCCTCTCTTTTTGTATTCGTGTTTCAAATTCCTTGGTCATTGTTACCTTTCCAGCTCTGCCATGCAATCCTCGCACAGCATACCTATTTCCGTGTGTTCCAGCTTATCCTTGCACTTTATCTCGCCACACCAATAGCAGCGATCGTATTCATCTTCGTAGTCCAGCAGTTCTTCAAAGCTGATATCCATGCAATACGGCATCAGCTCGGCCAGCTTTGAATCGTACTTGGCTCCGCCCTCCAACTCTGCCCGCTCGCTGGGATAGAGCATGTCATCCTCCCAGTTGTAGCCATACACATTTCCCTTTTTGTCCACGTAAAACTCGCCGTAGTCGCTGTATTTGTTGCCGTCAAGGGTCACTGTGCCGCCAAGGTCAAAAATGTCGCACACGCTCTTGGTCGGAGTCCAGTATTTCGGTGTCTTGTAGGACGTATTGCTGAACATCAATCCGGTTTGCTCGTCTGTCACGAAGTCCCCCACGGTGCTGATGTTACCTTCCATATCGAGGAATGCAAGCCGTGAGCCGCCTATTTCGTTTTCTATCAGCTTGCGGAAATACTTGTCCTGCGGGAAGTGTTTGTTGATACATTTCATGGTGCTGAGCTGGGTCAGTATGTATTCCATCGTGTCGCTTATGCCGCTCCTCGGCTGCACGCTCAGTATGCCGTTGTGCGCCACACCCAGACTGGTTTTGCACATGAGTTTCCGCAGCATACTCAGATTGTCCGTCACAGGGAACGGATGTGTGTTCTCAGGCGATGTGCCACCGTGTGTGGTTATGCGGAAGTGGAATACCATAGGCGTCTGCACAGTGTCTATTTTGCCCTCTACGCGCTTATATGCCTTATAGAAGTCTTTATATTCCATGAAACCTTTCTCGATGCACACGCCGCCGTTGGCCGTGTACATGAAGCCTGCGCCGTCCGGATTATGGTTCCACATATTCTCGAACATTTCCTCGCTGGGTGTTGCTATGCCGGCCTTCTTTACTACTATGATGCACATGATTATGCTGCCTCCTGTTGTCTATGGAATGTTGTTCTCTTGGTCAAATAGTCAATAAGGTCTGGGTAATCCACGTCGCGGAATATATCTTCCCATGTGGTTTTATTTATATCGTTGATGTTTAGTTTCTTAGCAAATCGGCAAAGGGTGTCTACGAATTGAAGTGTTGCGTTGAATGTGCTTGCTTTTAGTGTTCCTCGGAACAGTCTGAACTCTATCGTGTTGTCGTTTCTTAGGTTGACGGCGTAATATCGGCCTTTGTTGCGTAGATCACGCGCTTTGCTGGCAAGTGTGGCATCGTTGTCATCATCCTCCAGCGCGATTTCGTTCTTGCTTGCCCAATGGTTTAGCTGTTCTTCCGTGCGGCGGCTGAACGGTATCATATGTGATTCCCAGAACCGATTGACCAGCAGCACGGCCTTGGCGATATTCAAGTCGATTTCAGTTTGGGTATTGCCGAAGAAATCTCTGTTGACGTGCACATGCAGGCCGCACGTTCCGGCATCGTGTGATGTGAACCCGTACTCACAGCATTTCTTCCGTATCCATTCCCAATCAAGTTCGTCCATGTGGTAGGCAAGTGTGCAGGGATGGGACACAATTTCCACGCCATCCTCGAGGCTGCCGTCATGCTTGCAGTAGATTTCCGGCACATTATCCTGCAATTCCTCGGCCAATTTTTCCGGGTCTTTGCCTTTGTCCACTTCCAACTCCACGCCCATATACAGCGGTGTGCCGTGAGCGAAGTCCTCCCGCTTCCCATAAAAGTCTGGGTCTGGCTTGTACGAATAGTCGTGAATAGTTGCGGATTCCACTTCCTCCGCGCAGTCTTCGCAGTAGATATAGCCGTCGATTATGTGAACATCATCATCATGCACCAAGCATCCGCAGTTGTCACAGGTATTCCAGCTTAAGTTATAGCACCAGTCGCACACCCATACATCATTATCATCGCAGCGCATATCCCGATCACGGCACCAGTCACCGCAATCCGCGCATTGATGATAGGAGCCATGTTCGCGGCAGTATCTGCACACCATGCCTTGGTCCGGCACTTCCACGCAGTTAGGTTCCCAGTCACCGCAGTCCGTGCACTTGTAATAACCCATTTCTTCGGCGCATTCCTTGCTGCAAAAGCAAGAGCTGTCGGTCGTCTCTATCCAGTCATCTGTCCATTCCCCGCAGTGCTCGCACTGCACATAGTCCTTCTCCTCAGCGCATTCCTTATTGCAAAACGTTTTGCCATCCTGCGCCGTTATCATTGCTTCTTCGTCTTCGATTACCGCACCGCAGTTCGCACAAATATACTCTTTCATATTGACATTCACTTTTCCTTTCTGTTGTTACATAGCTGAGATGAGCACGAATATTATATACCATGTGACGATTAAAAAGACGATTCCTGCCGTTTGCACCGCGTACCACGCCCCGCTGTACGGTCTGAGCTTATAGCGTTTCATATTTTATTATCTCCTTATAAAAAAAAGACGCCATTAAGCGTCCAATATGTTAGTCAAAATTCAATTTAATGCCTTGTTACAGTTAATATATTATCTGTTTTACATTTCTTCCTTTGTTTCGCTCAGCTCCTCCCAGTCATCGGGGTTTCCCAGTCGCCGCAGATAGTCATGTCCTCCGTCCACGGCGCAAGCGCCGCAGCTACACATCTTGAAGTCGTGGGTGTATTCACTTTCGATTACATCTCCGCACTTCTTGCACCTAATCTTATTGGTTATGATTTGCTGCATGGTTTCCTCCTACGCCACGGCACAGCCCCGTAAGGCCGCGAACAGTTCATCCAGTTGCCGCCACAGTCTTTCCCAGTCGGCCACGGCAAGCGGGTTGCGTGTTCCGCCCGGCACGTCCGCCCAGTCTTGCGCAAACGTTTCGATTTCCTTGCGCGTATCTGCCACGCGCTGCATGATTTCCCATTTAGACATTGTTGTTTCCTCCTAATTTGCGAATCTTGCGCCAAAGAACCAATATGTTTCCTTGGGTTTTATGTTTACGATATCGCACACCGCTTCCGACACGCGATATTTCAGCACCAACTTTTCCCATTCCCTGACGGTATACAATTCGTTGCCGATAAGTATGCCGTCAAAGGTTCTTTTTGCCCGGTTCAGCAAGCGGGCATTGTCATACTCCGGCTTGATACGATAGTATTTCATATGCGTTTCCCCTTTCGTGAACAATTCGTGAGCCATTGCGAACATAAAAATAAGGCCACGCCGTTGCGTGACCCGTAATTGAGTTCTGTGTTTATTTCCTTTTTGTCATTACGTTTAGGAATGTCAATCCTATCATGATTCTATCGTTCGTTGTTGGGACGATTTCAAAATTGTCTACAAGATTCATTACTTCCCTTATGGCATCCATGCCGTATACCCTTACGGTTAAATCCGTACAATATACAGTTATTTCGCCAATATCGGGGAAAATGTCGTTCATTTGACACTCGAATGTGGCATTCTCATCGTATTCGGTTACGATTTCCTTGAGTAAATCGTAAGCCTTATGCATATCATTATATCTTTCCTTATTCACAGCCCAGAGCGATTTTGCGTTTTCTTTAGCTTTTGCTTCTAAGGCTTTTTCCATAGACGCCCAGAAACGTTCTTCCTCGCTCATAGGCGTAATATCTATGATTTCCTTCATCCTCTCCTCCTTCTTGCGTTTATGTAAAAGCTTACCATACCGCGCCCGATAAGGCAAGGCTTTTCCAAATCATACAAGCAAACCCCGCACACCATTGCGCGAGGCTTAATCTATGATTTATGACGGGGTATGACATTCCGTGTCACACACCCCGATAGCCCACTACCACATAAACTATCGGTTAAAAAGCGAAAGGCCATACCCTTGCGCTAATCATATCACGCTTAGGAATAAAACGCAAGACTACTTATTGCGCTCGTACAGTGATTCATAGGACGTTCCGGTTATGACGCGGTTGATAACCTGCACAACCAGTTTGATTATGGTATTTCCTTTAGGCATAGCCACAGTCTTAGGCTTTTTACCTGCTTTGCACGCCGTCAGCACCATAAAGGCGATATCCTGAGACGTTACCTTATAAATGTTCTTCCCTTCGCCATTGTCCTCGAATATGATAGCATCCACCAAACGCTGGAGCTCTTTCGTCAACGTTGTTTTGCTGATAGGATTCTTTTCCTGAGTACGTTCCGCGTGCTTGTCCATGCGGTACACGTTAAGCAATTCCTTCCAGTCTCCGCCCAATTCCGCCGTTGCATAAGCGGACAGCAGACGCGCCATGTTATCCGCCCGGTATACCCAGCCGGATTCGTTACTGATTTTCTGAGGTTCACAGAAACGGTTGAACGCCGCCAAGTCGATAATCTTTTTCCCATCGACAAGCATATACTTGCCATTTTCCTTATCCTGCCCTAACGTTATCTTGCTTACTTCCAACGCCATAATTGCGTTGTACATGGGCTTATTAGATGCCCGCAGCACGGAAAATTCCTCATTCATAACCATGAGGTTAAGTTTGCTTACGTTTTCGCTCACGCCGTGCAGCAGCTTTGCAATTTCGTCATTGGGCTTATTCTCAAGGATAAGGCCATTCAGGTTCTGGATATCGCTTTCAAGGTTCTTGCGCATTTCAGTTGAATTCATTGTTGTATCTCCTTAATATTTGTTATACTAAGGGCATAAGCCCTTTGATTAACAATCAGTACGTTAATCAAAAGTCTTACAAAAGCGGGCTACACCCGTTAAGGTATAACCCGCCTGATACGCTTATTTTTTTGCCCTCACATGTTCGCTTACGTTTCAACACAATGCAGGTTCAAACGCTTACATGGCAGACGCGGAACGAATTCCATGTAATGGGCTGTTTTACGCAATGGCGCGGAACGCCTTGCACGGCCTGTTCTTGCCTGTACGCATATCAATGTATGCTTGCACGTTGGCGGTAACTAACCCCGATACAGTCAAGCGTATTTGCTCAACGCTTTGCCGCGCGGCTTTGCGTCCCGCGCGTAACGTTGCAGGCGCTTGCTTTCGCTTTTCGCCCGTGTTGTGCAGGCGCTTGCTTTGCGGCTTGTGTTCGTGCCGCTTGCTTGCGCTTACAGTTATAGGGGAATGAGAATGACGGCAGTACACACAAAATACAAAATTTTTTGCATAAAAAAAGCCGCCTTGCGGCGGCCTTGTTTACAGTTTGAATGCGCGTGTTTCATCAGGCCATATGCGCGTTGCTATGCGCTGAATGTTGCGGCGAATGTTGCTTATACGTTGCTTTGATACCCCCAGCCGTTCGGCTATCGCGTCCCCGCTCAGCCCTTGCATACGATAACTTAATACGGCACGTTCAGCATGAGTAAGTAACGGCCTTATCTGTTGCAACATATCCATAGTAACGGCATAATCTGCCCAGTCATGCACGTCATAGTATCGCGTCACTTTGATGTATTCGGGATCGGATACTTCCATACCGTCATCCGTATGCGCCATATCTTCAATGTATGTATCACGCAATGCCGGACGCACGGCGGCGGCATATATGGCCTTGTGTACGGCCTTATAGGCGGCTTTGCGCACGGCATCGGGCAGAATATAGGCCGCATCGGTGGCTATCGCATCAGCTATGCAAGGCGCGGCGCATTCGATAATGGCAAGCGCGGCAACCTGCACAAGATCCGCCGCATCGGTTAGCGGCTGGACGCGCAGCGCGTCATATGCGTCCGTATCATCCATTGCACGGCCATACATACGCATTGCAGCCGCATCACGTCCGGCCAATGCCGCGCGCATATTGTCTATCTTTTCAGCGCGTCCAGCTTTAGCGGCGCAAGTACGCAATGCCGTGCGGGCAATTATAGTTGCGTGTTCGGTGGTGGTGTGTGTGTAGGTGGTGTGTGTCATAGGTTTTATCCTTCTTTCCGGCCTATTGGATGGCCTGTTATTGTGATACTGCTATTTTACCGCTTTGCGGTGGTAGTGCATAGATGGTTTGTCGTTATATTGGGGTCGCAATGCTATAAGCGCACGTTATGGCGGTGTGGATAATGTGCATAAGTGTGTGGATGGGGTGTGAATGGAGTGTGGACGATTATCGTTAAACGATAATTTTAACTAATGGTTATTAGTTTAATCCTGCCTTATTAGCCCTGATCCCCCTAATATCCGCCGAACGTAGAAAATGGCGGATTTTTTTACAGATATATAAGGGGGTATTTTCAACCGTTTCAGCCCATATTCCGGGCGTTTTTCGGTGTAGTACATCCACCCACACCTCACCCGCCAATTCTCGCCATCTCCGTTCATAAAATTTACGCATCCCAATATCCATCCCAGCACCATTCCCACCCCACAACAAAAATCCCCTAATCATCTACGTTTTTTACCTATAATCTATGGTTATATCGAATGGTATTACCGAGGATACCGAACTACACTATACGCACAGCTTATACCCCGAAGAACCTTTTTTGGTTATAAGGGCAAAAAAAAGAAAAAGCGCGAGCGAGTCACCGGTGGTGCGAGCGAGCATATTGACAGATAAGTGGTGCTTATGGTATACTCATTTTCCCTTATATATCTTCTTTAAGGAAATGCTTCAAAAAAGCCCCTAATTTAGGGGTGTTTCAGAAAAAAAATGAGGTAAAATCTAATAAAGGGGGGTTTATGACCTTGAAAATCCATGTTTGTGATGCTGTTATGGGCAGTGGGAAAACGCAAGCTGCCATAACAATGATGAACCGCGAAACTGATAGGCGATTCTTATTCGTCACCCAGTTTCTCGATGAATGTAGGCGTATTGAAGAGGCTTGCCCTAAGCGACGATTTAAGCAGCCCAAGAATGTCGGCAAAGGTAAGTTGACATCGTTGAACGACCTATTGCGAGGCCAATACAACATAGCGAGTACACACGCCTTATTTTATAAGTACAATTCTGAGACCTTAGACCTTATACGCTCTGGCCATTACACCTTAATATTGGATGAAGTCATTGATGTACTGGAGTTTATTGATGTGGCCTCCAGTGATATAGACATCTTGTTTGAGGCAGGAATTGTAGATGTTGAGCCTGATACCAGACGTGTTGTATGGATAAAGGATAATTACAAGGGCTGTTTTGATGGATTGCGGAATAAGGTGGAGTCTGGTTGTGTTACATATGAGAACAATAGACTGGTGGTATGGCAGTTGCCGTTAGAGGTGTTTGAGGCTTTTGATGAGGTGATTGTACTGACGTATATGTTCTCGGCACAGTACCAGTCTTATTACTATAAGATGCATAATGTTGATGTGGACTATATAGGCGTGCGACATACCGATGGGCTTGAATATGAGTTTGTGCCGGGGTTGATGCAGGAGAAGATAACTCTGCCTACTATCAATTTATATGCGAACAAGAAAATGAACGCTATTGGTGAAGCCAAAAATGCTTTGTCTGTGTCGTGGTATAATGGTCAGCAAAGTACAGGGGTGGAAGATCTTAGACGTAATCTGGCTAACTTCTTTACCAATATAAGCCCCAGCAATAGCAAGTTGCGGTTGTGGTCTACCTATAATGATAATAGGAAGGGGTTGCAAGGCAATGGCTATGCCAGAAGGTTTCTCGCGTATAATACACGTGCTACTAATGCCTATAGGGAATGCTCTCATTTAGCATACGCCGTAAACATATTTGCTAATGTGAACACCCAGATATACTTTGCCGAGCGGGGTTATACCATAGATAATGATGCTCTCGCCACCTCTGAAATGGTGCAGTGGTTGTGGCGGAGCAGACTGCGGGATGGCAAGGAAATATGGTTGTATCTGCCGTCCAGCCGTATGCGGAGATTGTTATACAAGTGGGTAGAGGAGGTAACGGGTAATGTTGACTGCATTAAGGAATGGAAATAAAAGGAGGGGTTCTATTGTATAAGGCAAAAGTAAAAGACGGCACATTCTTTCTGTATATGTTGCAAAGTATGCCTAAGATGCGTCCTAAGACGGCGGCGCGTTTGATGTACTTGGCCACATACCTATCATATGATGGTGCGCTGCGTAGTACACAGCGAACGAAGATGACTAAAAAGCGTATGGCAGAGCTGCTGGGGTTGAAGCGTAAGACCTTTGACCGGTTCTTCACTGAAGTGACAGACGCGGGGATGCTAATAAAGACAGATGACGGTTACACCATGAATTGTAATTACTTTGTACGAGGCAGGGTTGAGCGCACCGATAATACTCGCTTTACCAGAGTCTTCATCAAGTCTATGCGTGCCTTATACGAAGCCACTTCCCCTCGTCTTCATCAGTATCTTGGTTATATCTTCTTATTAATGCCCTATGTGAATGTGCAATGGAATATTGTGTGCCATAATCCTCTGGAGGATCATCTTGAGGCAATAGAACCCATGACACTTGGCGAGTTTTGTGACGCCATTGGATATGAGCGAGACAATGCGCAACGCCTACTGGACAACTATCGCAAGATAACGTTCAACTGGAATGGCAGGCAACAATACTTTTGCACATTCTTCTATGAGGAGGATATACGGGATATGCGCATTGTGTGCAACCCTAACCTATTCTATATAGGGGGGCACATAGAAAAGGTTGAGTCTTACGGCGAGTTTTGCGTAAAAGGTGATGGCTAATTTCACAATCTGTTCACATTTACCTTATTGACTGATATAAGCGCAAGTTATATACTACAAAGGACAACTTAGAGCGGCACCCGCCGCCATCAAAAAAATAATTCCAAATGGAGGAAAATTGAATATTGGAAAACAACAAGGCGCAGGTGTTCAGCAGTGAACAGTTCGGTAATGTATGCACTATTATGCGTGACGGTGAGCCATGGTTCGTGGCGGCAGATATATGTAAGGCGATAGAGATTGCAAATAATCGTGATGCGCTTACCGGAAAGTGGCGTAAAGCCCTTTGCTTTAGCTATGGGATATAAGCCACAATGTTTTCCGCAAAATATTGCAATAGTTTTGCGCTTGTAGTGTAACGTTGCTATGAAATATAAAGCAACCAAAATGCAGTACATAGAGAATCAGAAAAACGTCTGAAAGCGAGGTGAGATAGTGGAATATTCCTACAAGTTTCGTTTGTATCCTACCGCTGTGCAGAGAGCGCAAATATCCCGGAATTTTGGTTGCTTCCGGTATGTGTTTAACCACTTTCTCGCCCAAAGGCAGGAGCAGTATAAAGAAACAGGAACATCTCCTACGCGGTTCCAGCAAGACAAAATCCTCACGATACTCAAACAAGAATTGCCGTGGTTGAAGGAAGCGGATTCCACGTCATTGCAGGCAACCCTTCAAGACTTGGACATGGCCTATCAGAACTTCTTCCGTCGTGTAAAGCAGGGTGAGAAGCCCGGCTATCCCCGATTCAAGAGCAAGAGAGCCCATCGGCAGAGCTACAAGAGCAAGTGCGTAGGGACAAATATCAAAGTATTAGAAGGTGCTGTACAGCTCCCCAAACTGGGAAAGGTAAAATGCCGGATAAGCAAGCCCGTAGAGGGGCGTATTCTATCTGCAACCGTCAGCCAGACTCCAAGCGGAAAATATTTTGTAGCCCTGTGCTGTACAGATATTGATATGGAGCCGCTGCCATCTACAGGGGCGGTGGTCGGCATCGACATGGGGCTGAAAGCATTTGCAATCACCTCCGACGGCGTTTCATACCAAAACCACAAGTATCTTGCGAAGTCCGAAAAGAAGCTTGCGAAACTTCAACGGCAACTCTCCCGAAAATCAAAGGGGAGTAACCGCTGGGAGAAGGCAAGATTGCAGGTAGCGCGGCTTCACGAACACATTACTAACCAGCGGCATGATATGCTCCACAAACTATCCACCGACCTTGTACGGAACTATGATTTGATTGCGATTGAGGATCTGGCTTCGTCTAACATGGTGAAAACCCACAAGCTTGCGAAAGCAATCTCTGATGCAGGTTGGGGCGAGTTCCGGCGGCAGTTGCAGTACAAGGCAGCATGGTACGGAAAGGAGGTGGTTGCGATAGACCGCTTTTACCCCTCCAGCCAGCTTTGCTCCGCTTGCGGCGCTCAGTGGTCGGGCACGAAAGACCTGTCCGTGCGCGAATGGACTTGCCCACAATGCGGCGCACAGCATGATAGGGACATAAACGCTGCGAAGAACATTTTGAACGAGGGATTACGCCTGTTGGCGTAACCAATACACATGGTAGGGCGGGACACGCCCGAACCTATACGCTCGGGGACACCGTGTAAGACCTTGCAAACGCAGGCGGTGGTGGTTGAACCGAGAATCCCCCGGCTTTAGCCGTGGGGTGTCAAAAATATTAGCGGTGTTGATTGTTATTAAAAGGACGGCATGGCCTATTTGAAGCTTGAGGCCGTAGCCAGAGGGTTGGGTTTTACAGACAACAGTAAGGGTGTAGAGTATGTGCGTTGGAACACCGTTAAACAGTATTTGGCCGATATTGGCTTTTCGCAGGAAGTTGCGAAAACAGACTACATCCCCGAGAACGTATTCTATCGCCTTGCTATGAAGGCCAAGAATGAGACTGCGGAAAGGTTTCAGGCATTAGTGGCTGACGAAATAATACCCACCATCCGTAAGACTGGCGGCTATGTGCAGGCTGGCCGTGAAGAAGAATTCATCGAGAGGTACTTCCCCGCTTTCTCGGACGAGACCAAGCTTACTATGGTTAAGGATTTGAGGACGCAGGTGCTGGCATTGAAGGCCGACAACGCCAAACAGCAGGCACAACTGGCCGAGCAGCAACCCAAGGTCGAGTTTGCCGACCATGTGGCCGATTCCAAGACACTGCTCACTGTGTCCGCCTTTGCCAAGATAGTGCAGAACGAGGATATTAAGCTGGGGCGCAATAAGCTGATGGCGTGGCTAAGAGATCGTGGTTATCTGCGTGCTAATAACGAGCCGTATCAGCAGTATATTAAACAGGGGCTGTTTCAGGTGCGTGAGGTGTATGTGAATGGTATGGTTCACCCTGTCACCTTCATCACTGGTAAGGGCCAGCTCCATTTAGTTGGGAAGCTACGTGCCGAGTTTTGTGCGGCGTAACAGGAGGATGCAGTATATATGGAAAACGAACTTTTGAGAATTGACTACACTAATGTAGACAGGCCAACTGTGCTTGGTCGGGACTTGCACGAGGCTCTGGAGGTACAAACGGCATATAAAGATTGGTTCCCACGCATGTGTGAATATGGATTTGAAGAAGGTAAGGACTATTGCTCAAAAATGAGCAATAGGGTTGATGGGCTTGGTTTTACTCAGATTTGAGTAAAATAAGATGCTTGTCGCAATACGTGTGTTGTTGAAATAGTCTAATAGGGGATAGTTTATATGAACGGAATACAGGTCTATAAGAACGAACAGTTTGGTGAGGTAAGAATGGTGGTTGAGGGAGATAAGGTACTATTCTGTGCTAAAGATGTAGCCGCTGCTCTTGGGTACAAAGATACAGTTAATGCAATCAAGCAACACTGTCGGTGGGTGGTGAAACGCCATCTACCTCATCCACAGTCTAAAGATAAGACTGTGGAGATGTCTTTTCTGCCGGAAGGAGATGTGTATCGGCTTGTTGCTCACAGCAAACTCCCTACATCTGAGCAATTTGAGAAGTGGGTGTTTGATGAAGTCATACCTACCATTCATAGACATGGCGTGTATATGACCCCCGCTAAAATAGAGGAGGTACTGCTTAATCCCGACACCATTATCAGTCTTGCTACCCAGCTTAAAGCGGAGCGAGAAAAGAGCCAAGCGCTACTTGCCGAAAACAGCGCCATGAAACCCAAGGCCGAGTTCGCTGACCGCGTGGCTAATACGGATGGCCTGCTGTCTATGTCCAACTTCGCTAAAGTAATACAAGACGAACATATAAATATGGGGCGTAACAAGCTATTTGAGTGGCTACGTAGTCAGGGCTATTTGCGGGGTAATAACGAACCATACCAGCAGTATGTCAATCAGGGGTTGTTTAGGGTGCGCGAAACAGTACATAACGGCGGCCTGCGCACTCAGACCTATGTAACCGGTAAGGGTCAGCTCTATTTGGTAGAAAAGCTTAAGACTGAGTTCTGTGTGGCGTAGGGGGGGTCGTGAAACGCGACGGGGTCTTTCCCACTTGTGGAGACGGCAATATCTTATAAAGGAGGTGAGCAGGGTGACTATAAAATTAACCGAGAGTCAGCGAGATAGCCTAATAGACTTCATCGAGTGCAACTTCTATCCGAACATTCAGAACGACGACAGCATAGACAGCATTGACTACGCTATAGACCTTTTGAATGTATATACGCGGTTGCGGAGCGCGGCCAAACATCGGCGGCGCACGGAGGCTCTGGGGTATTCTGAGGCCGCGAAAAGGCTTGTGGCCGAAGGCAAGGGTAGACTATCAAAAGATTAAAGGAGGAGTGTATGAAGGAAATTGTAGGACAGAATATCGAAAAGGCGTGTCAGGCGCTTGGGGTTAATGCGGTGCTGGAAGGCCACGCCGATTTCGGGTGGTACGGGGTTTGCGATGTGTATCAGGTTGACGATGAGGATTATAGACGTCTATGCGATGTCAAGGATGAGGACTGGCCGGATGATTGGGGCTGGTGGCGGCATGGTCATTGCATCTATGATAAGCAGAACGTACCGCTCGTGGTGTACGTCGTGAATGGTCACACTATGGCGGGGTACTACAGACGGGACAAGGACGAGAAGCCTTATAAGAATTTTATTAGTTGGTGTCGCTGGGCGATGGACATAAGCTCGCTTAGGAACATCATCTACTTTGCCACCTCGCTTGCCGAGCATAACGGCATGACGCTGGTTGAGTTCATGCGTACATTCCAAGGCGTGTAACGAAACGTGATGCATAGGCGCAGACGGTGGAACAGAACGTTCCGTGGTCTGATAATAAATATGGAGGATAAATAATGGATCAGCAAGTGAAAGTATTCAACAATGAGCAATTTGGTAGTGTGCGTATTATCGAGGAGGATGGTAGGGTTCTATTTTGTGGCGTTGATGTAGCGAAGGCGCTGGGTTATACCAATCCCAGAAAAGCAGTACGTGACCATACAAAGGGAGGAACGTTTCGTTCCACCCCCACGGCAGGTGGAATGCAAGATATGTCATTCATCCCGGAAGGCGACGTGTACCGGCTTATCACCCACAGCAAGCTGCCCTCCGCAGAGCGCTTTGAGCATTGGGTGTTCGATGAGGTGTTGCCCACACTGCGGCAGACAGGCAGTTATGTGCTCCAGCGCCCAGATAGCTACATGATAGACGATCCGATAGAGCGAGCCAAACGATGGATTGAGGAGGCACAAGAGAAACTTGCTCTACAGGCCAAAGTGGAGGCCGATGCGCCCAAGGTTCTATTTGCTGATGCGGTTGCCACATCAAAGGACAGTTGTCTTGTTGGCCAGCTTGCCAAGGTGCTGCGCCAGAATGGTTACAATATCGGCCAGAACCGTCTGTTTGACTATCTGCGCAACGAGGGATATCTGTGCAAGAGCGGCGAGAACCGTAACATGCCGACACAGCGCAGCATAGATGCAGGCTGGTTTGAGGTAAAAGAAGGCACGCTGTATAACTTTGATGGTACTGTGCGAATAACGCGCACGCCCAAAGTAACAGACAAGGGTCAAATATACTTCGTCAACAAATTCTTAAAGGAGGCCAAAGGTGCAATATCATGTAGGTGATAAGGTTCGTATAAAGGATACGTGCCGGATTGACAGCTTGCGTGCCGGAGATATCGTTACAATAGATTGGGTCGGTGTTGATTTGAACAATATCGTACTATATACCGTAAGGGAAGACCCAACAGGCAATCTGTTAGACGAGTACGACATTGAGCCGTATAATATCGGGTGGGTGTGTCCACGGTGCGGCGCGGTAAATGCTCCATGGGTGCGGATGTGCTATTGCCAGAGAGACGATGTCAACCTTAATTACGGCACTTCCTGTGACCATGATTGGGAGTACATTCGTGACACCGGCGGCGGCTTTCACTGGGTATGCCGGAAGTGTGGGGCGCAGTCATTTACGCCGTATGAGGTGCGATGATGAAGCTATACACCATTCAACTTAAACTTCCCGACAAGGCACATACAATTCTTGAAAGCATTTTAGTAGCGGCTAATTTCCAACAGGCTATGCAGTTGGCGATAGGTATATACGGCAAACGAGTATCAATTCTGAGTATTACTGAAAAGGACTAATATGGAATCATATAACGATTATTATGAATGGAGGTCTGATTTTTGGGGCTATCTTGAAAATGAATGGGACTTCTGGGATTACACAGCGGCAGATGCGTTATTTGCAGCACGCGGCGAGAGCTGCGAATCTGAGTGACTTTAGGATAAAGGTGGGCGCAGTTGCCGTTTGCGGCAAACAAGTGTTGAGTGCGGGATGGAATTCTACCAAATCTCACCCGCTACAGGCCGCCTTTGACCGTTTCCGAGACTTTCGCGCTGGCAGTGAGCCGCCGCACAGTATCCATGCGGAAATCATGTGCCTTTCCCCTATCTTTGACAGCCCTGATGTTGATTGGAGCCGTGTGACGCTCTATGTGTGCCGGCTGCGTAACGACCGTCCGTATGGCATGGCGCGTCCGTGTCCTGCTTGTATGGCGGCTATACAATCTCTGGGCATTAAACACATCATATACACCACAAATGACGGCTTTACTGTCGAGAATTTAATGAAAGCGAGTTGAGAGATATATTTGCACCACCTCTTTATGTTGTGCGGTCGTATCCGTTACGGGAAATAATCGCAGCAGACTACTATTTGAGCCGCGAACAAGGCTCTGACAAACGTTTTTACATCAAACAGGCAGATAATCCACTGTTCAGGCAAACACGTCTTATAACAGGTTTTTCGGGCAAATTTAACCCATATGTAGTCTTTATTGACAGCGCGGGCTCCCCAAAAACAGAAGAATACATTGGCCGTTTGGTACGTGATGGCATCTATATCGATGGGCACCACTTTGTGTTTGGCGAGCGTTCGGCCTCTATGACGCGCAATGGCATCTTTAGTGTCGTTGATGCGGATATCTTCCCCGAACTTAATAAGCGTATAACTATGGACATTCAGTTCGATAAGACTGTGCTGTCGAAGTATTATGCCTATCGCGGATTGTTCTTTAGTTCATGTCATTGCTTGGAGGGTTGGAAGCCCAAGGTGATTATTGTGCCGGATTTGATGCTGCCTGTGCCGCAACAGCGTATCAAGTATGTATATGACAATACTGTTGAATACGAGAAGGATGGCGAGGTTAGGCAGTGGACGCAGAAGGATATCGCCGAGGATGTGCGCGATATGGAGATTAACGCCTTTGACGGGTGCGGTATCCACCACCCTGACATCACGCGCCAAGTAACGGAATTGTTACACGCCAAAGCACCGGTTACGACAGTTCTCTGGCGTTTACCATGGACGAAGGGTTTATCGCATTCGGTTGATTATGAGTCCTTCCTGTTGGAGCGCGGCGTTGAATATATACAGGATATATGGGGACGCTGGCATAGCGTGCATGATAAGATGCTCATCTTCACCGAGAGTATGTTTAAGGGCATGAAATACTTCAAGGTATACGGCGATGGGCGCGATTGGGATAGATACTGGGATTTATTCGACAAGTATCAGCATTGTTTCGGTGTTGCTAAGTGGAATTTCTCCTTTGACGAGGAACCTGTGTTCACTCGTGCTAATTACCAGATACTGCAAGACCTTGACTTACCGTATAACAAGTTCCGGATGTTAGCTGAGGATAGCGCTGAATGGGCACAGCGCATTGTGTCAGGCGACAACTTGTATACCTACAACTTTCTCGGCCTAACGGCTGATAGGTGTACGCCGGTTAATGCCTATGCCAAAGCCATACTAAAGAATCCTGAGATGATGTACGAGCGGAATGTGCGCAAATACCTGCGCGAATCGGTCAAGAAGTACATTGACGGCATGAAGTGCGGGAAGCTATGGATGCAGGCATGTTTCAAGTTCCTTGTGCCAGACCTGATACTGTTTATGGAGCATATCGGCGGGTTGCCCCTGCACGGGTCGCTTGAGGCAGACGAGTTTTATTCGCGTGATATAGATGGCGCATTTAGCGGCGAGTATCTTATAGAACGTAACCCGCATATATGCAAGTCAGAGCACGCGCTGTTGCGAGCTGTGACAACGCCCGACATCATCAAGTATGTTGGTGACTTGGCCAATATATGCATGGTCAACTGCAAAAGTCTTATTGCACCGCGTTTGAATGGGGCTGATTCCCCCTTAAGAAGTCCAGTACGGCAGTAATGTCGATACTGCACGGCGTGAACCCTTATCAGGGGTGTAGGCTTACAGCCTGCTAACGGTGGAGGTTGCGAGAGCAAATAATACCGTGCCAAGCCTATTATGTAGGAAGGTGTAACGACTATCGGTGATGAGTGTAACTGAGTACACTGGCTATTGATACGTCAGTGGGAGTGCGCCGCCGCCATATTAGATGGTGGAAGATATAGTCTACGCGAAAGCGTGTTTGATGGCGACCTTGTTCTGGTGTTGCAGAACGAGATTATGCAAGAAGGTGTACATAGAGACATCCCTATAGTGATAGATGTAGAAGACAAAGCTACGGCAATGGTTGAGCCAGATACCGTAGAGGGGCGCGTGGCATTGACTATGCGTACCATGAAGTCACTTATCGGGGAGTACAGCAACTATAGCAGCGCGTATCACAACAAATGCCCGCGCACAGATGAACAAAAACGGCTTTATGAGAAGTACGTTGACCAGATAAGCGTTTTGACCGGTAAGGCGATTGATCGAATTGGTCACTATAGCTGGTGACAGCTATTAGCAAAGTTTGTGAACCCATAATTGTGGGGTGTCAGCTCAACGACAAGTAGCAACAGGAAATGGTTGTTAATGAGCTGGCTAACAGGGAACACCTAAGTAATATGGCAATCCTGTGCCAAGCTCCATATGGAGAAGGTGCAACGACCATCCCCTCGGACGTGAAATTCGTCAATAGGAGTAGGGCTTGCATGAAATGGCAAGTGGGTGAGAATCCCTTAAATCGAAGTGCAAACTATCTGATAACAGATAAAGATATGGTCTACTCCGACCGCGAAGGCGGTGTTAAAGTTCTGCGAAAGCAGCGGTACAAAGGCAAGCGAAGACGGGAATATTCTATAAAATGCCCCCACATATTGCTAAAATGGGGCGTCCTCTCCCCTATTTTATGAAATATCGCAAAGAATATTACGCTAATCAGAAGCTATCTATGGCCCCATCTAATATGAACAGATTGTGTATCGAAATGGAGAAGTGGCATAAAGAGCTTCGCTGGGGGCGTGCGCCGCAATTTGATTATACGGTTATGCTTGGCGAGCAAGTAAGTGTGCAAGCAAATGTGTATGAGCGGCTTCGTGAAGTGTTCCTCGCATATAACAAGGAGATGTCAATCTTACAAGCCGAGCAACGGCGCGTGCGAGCATATCAGGATGAAGATATACGGGCGCAGGTCACTAAGTTTGACGCGCAATACTACACTGTTAATTGGGCTTATTACCATGAGCTGTATAGGCAGAAGTGCCATGAGATTTGTCCAGATGAAAAGATGCTGGCGAATGCGGCTGTGTTGTTACAGTATCGTGATTACCCTAACGTTGACAGTAAGTTCATGTGGGTGGTAGCTGAGCAAGGGCTGTTGGATAATATTAAGCCGACTGAAAAACGATTGTTACCTAAACGCGACCCTGATGGCAGTGAGCTATATTTGGGGCGGCGCTATTCAATGGTTGAAGTGCCGTATAACGAAATAGAAATACAAGAGATTGGAGAGCAGATTATTGATTAACGAACTTATTGAAGTGCAGGAATACCTTGAAGGCAAGAATATAGACCAGCGTTTTAGCTATCGTATATGTTACATGCTGGCCTCCTACTACCGCGACCAAGGGCTTGACCATCAGGCCATACGCGAGCGGATATTTGATTGGGGTAGCAAATATAAGTGTTTCTTCGATTTTAGCGTCAATAGCGTGATATATCGGGTCATGGAAGATGGCACACCGCTAAGAGGCGAAAGCCCCTGCTACATTAACCAGAACGATATTGAGGAAGTGCGTAGCAGATTCGATAGCAAGAATACTCGTATGGTGGCATTAGCGTTAATTGCTTATGGTAAGGTGTGTGCGAATAAGAACGGCGAGTGTAATGTGTCTCTGTATGGTCTGTCGAGGTGGCTGAATATTGCGTACACCAACCTGTCTGGGCGTCACTTTAAGGAATTAGTTGACTTCGGCCTTATAACTCGTATTGAGCCTAAGAATAGTTGGAGTAAGAATACCCGACACAAAATGGTGCGCGTCAGGTTTAATGTACCTCTGGTTAATGAAGGCGAAGACGCTGTGGTGGGTAATAATATAGTCGCTATCTTTAATCGCCACTTTTTATAATGGGTGTATATGGATACTAAGATATTACTCGTGTTCAGTTATCATTAATTCTTATCACGGATTCTTATCACGGATTTTTATCACGAGTTTTTGTCATGGTGTCTAATATAGAGTAAAAGGAATGATTGGACATTATTAACGTAAGTAAGGCGGAGGCTGCGTATCTCCGCGAACATGGTGCGCACATTACAGTGCTCAATAAGTACGCTAACGCCCGTAAGAAGAAGTGGCTGGCCGAGGAGTCCCGTGAAACGGCGAGGCTCCTCAGACGTTATAGTGGCAAGAGGGCGTAGCTATGTTTGATGTACGGCGTCGCTCTGATGAACTACTGGACGAACAGTATCTCTACCGTATTGGCAAAGCCAAGGATGATGGCCTGATAACATACACTTGGGACGAACTTGCGCCGGTGCTCAATGAAGAATGCGATGTTGAGCGGGTGGCCGGTTCGTGGCGGCAGATTTACGCATTGGGTAAGAAATGGCAGGCCGTGTTTCAAAAATGCGGCGTTGCACAAGACAACAAGCAAGAAGTAGTTATTGAGCGAATGAAGTTGCGTGACGAACGTACTGCGCTCAATAAAGAGCTGCGTAGTCAGGCGCGGTATGAAGCTAACAATGAGTTGTGGGAGCAACGTTTAGCTGAGATTGGTTCAGTTAAATACCCTGTTGCCACTGTGCCGCAAATTGACGGTAATTGCGATTTGCTTGTATGTTTGAGCGACTGGCACATCGGGATGAGGTTTGACAGCTATATAGGCAAATATGACAGTGATATCGCTCAGGCGCGGTTGTCTCAATTTCTTGGCTATATACAAGACATTCAAAAGCGACATAATGCCGCTAATGCTCATGTTGCCATTTTGGGAGACTTAATTAGTGGCAAGCCTCATTCAGTGGTTGCCATTGAGAACCGTGAGGATGTGGTTGACCAAGTTATACTGGCCGGTGAAATGTTGTCGTGTTTTTTGTATGAGCTTTCATTAATGTTCACATATGTAGATGTGGCTTCTGTGGCAGGCAATCACTCTCGTTTAACTCAAAACAAGAAAGAAGCTGTGCTTGGCGAGAGGCTGGACAAGCTGGTGGTATGGCACGCTAAATCCGAGTTGAAGCATTGTGCGAACATCAGGTTCCCTCCCCTATCCACCCCATTTCAGGGCACGATAGAACTGCTGGATGTGCGTGGCAAAAACTACGTGTTAAATCATGGCGATTTTGACACTTTTTCTGAAGCGGGTGCGGCAAAGTTGTTCTCGTTTTTGGGATTTGTGCCATCAGGGATAATAACAGCACATAAACATACGCCTGCCTATATGACAGTGAATAGTGTAACGTGCATACAAAACGGATGCTTGTCTGGTGGCGGAGATCAGTTTACTTTGGAACACAGGTTGGGCGGTAAACCGTCTCAGACTGTATGTGTGTGTTCAGATAACGGCATTGACGCAATGTATCCTGTGCGATTGACGTAGAACCGACCACGCAGACTTGTGACTTTAGTCATGAGTTAGTGGTCGGATATATTCAAAATCAAAAAGTCAAGTAGGGTTATTTAATGGAGAAGGCATATAAATTTAGAATATATCCAAATAAAAATATAACTAAGAACCGTAGGGACTACGGGGATAGCTTGGTAAATATCTCTCCATTAGGGGAGAGTTCCCAAGAACCCTGCGGCTTTAGCCGTGGGGAGTGTCAAATTTTGCCATCCGCGTGTATTCAAGTCTGCACCTATGAAGACGGCGCAAGATGCTATGATGTGGTTCCGCAATGAAGGTATGGTGTTTAGCGGTCTGGTAATGGCACATACACATCGCCTTGGCAACTATGCGGTTGGCAACACGGTACTGTATGAGCAGGGATGTTGCTGTGAGACAAGTAAGATGAGTTACGCCAATGGCAGGCTCACGATGAGCCAGAAGGAAGGCTTCTTGTATTTGTGCTTGGACAAGGACGGCGCACCCATTCGTGAGTGCAGCAAGTTGGTGTCGCTGAATTGACTAACGAACATTAGTTTTGCCAACTTTTAGGAATATATTCCTTACATTTATGTTTTTTAGTGCAAAAAAGGAACGGAACCCGCAAAAATTTGCACTACAGTGCAAAAACTCGTTGGAAAAATGTGCAAAACAGGCACAAAAATGGTTGGAAAAATGTGATTTTGGGCGAAATGCCGTTGCTGGCAGAGGTTATGTATGGCAGGCAACCCCCGCCGCCTCTGCAATTTAATATGAAGTGAGGTTCGATTTTTTGTGAATAATGGTATGCAGGTATTTGAGAATAGCGATTTTGGTAAGGTCAGGGTTGTTGAGCGCGATGGCGAGCCGTGGTTTGTGGCGGCTGATGTGTGCAGAGCCCTTGGGCTGGAACAGGTGAGTCGCGCATTGGATAGATTGGACGAAGATGAAAGGGGGTTACTAAAAGTACCCCACCCCCAAAGTCCCAGCAAAACCCAAGAGGTGAATGGTGTGAATGAACCTGGTCTCTACCATCTTGTGCTTTGCTCTACTAAGTCGGAGGCAAAGGCGTTCAAGCGCTGGATAACGCATGAGGTTATACCCTCTGTTCGCAAACACGGTGCGTATATCACACCAGACAAGATAGAAGAGATTCTTATCAATCCTGACACGATTATTCGCTTGTGTACAGATCTTAAAGAGGAACGCGCTAAGAGAGAAGCGTTGGAGGTTAAAGTCGAGGCTGACGCGCCAAAGGTATTGTTTGCTGGGGCTGTAGAGACGTCGCATGATAGCTGCCTTGTAGGTCAGCTTGCCAAGATGATTCGCCAGAACGGGTATGAGATTGGCCAGAATAGGTTGTTTGATTATCTGCGTAATGAAGGCTATCTATGTAAGAGTGGTTCAAACCGCAATATGCCTACTCAGCGCAGCATGGAGGCTGGGTTGTTTGAAGTCAAGGAAAGCGTTGTGGATAATCCTGATGGCAGCGTGCGGCTTGTACGCACCACTAAGGTGACTGGTAAAGGGCAGATATACTTTGTCAATAAGTTCTTGAGTGGCAAAGCATCATAAACAGCATTGATATTATACCGCTTTCGTCTGTTTAACGATTTGCGGTCAGGTTGAGTATGTTCAACTCTTCCTTCTTATTAATAAATAATGGAGGACTTTGTATGAACAGCAATATACAGATTTTTGAAAACAATGATTTTGGGCAGATCCGAGTTATTGAGCGTGATGGTGAACCATGGTTTGTAGCGGCTGATGTATGTCGGGCATTGGATGTTGTTAATAGCAGAGACGCTGTTACACGTCTGGATGCCGATGAAAAGAATACCGTAGTTTTAACCGACGGTACTCCCGGCAACCCACAGAAGACTGTTGTAAACGAGCCGGGTCTATATACGCTAATTCTTGGTTCTCGTAAACCAGAGGCCAAAGTTTTTAAGCGTTGGATAACTCATGAGGTCATTCCTGCTATCCGTAAGACGGGTACATATTCCATTCGGAAGCCAGATAGCTATATGATAGATGACCCCATCGCTCGTGCGCAGCGATGGATTGAGGAGGCGCAAGAGCGTTTAGCCTTGCAGGAAACGGTAAAAGAACAGCGCAAAGAAATCGAATACAAGGAGAACATCATCATCGGATTTGTTGAAGATGTTGACCTTGCCGCGAAACGTCAGCGTATCAATCAGATTGTTAGGCATAACGTGCGCGGCGGCGCTCTGATAGCCGCTCGTTGGGAGATGCTGTACAAGGAATTTGAGATGAAGTATCATGTCAATCTAAAGGCTCGTATGGAGTCAGATACATATGTTGGCATAAAACCCAAGTTAAAGAACAAGATGGACTTGATTGACCGTGGAATGGGAATGACGGCAGAGCTGTTCGAGATAGCTTGTAAGCTCTTTGAGAACGATGTAGATGAATTGAAGAAGGAATGGGATGTCACATGCATACCCCATACTCAGCAAGCTAATATAGCTTGTTGCTAACGAATACAAGGCAGGGTTCTCCCCTGCCTTTTTGATTTTGGATAAAGAAAGGTGGTGGCTTATGGGGAGACCTAAAAGCAGAGCTGCTACAGGGCCTAAGTATAAAAAATGTGGCACATGCCCTCCCTCTGTAGCTACTAAACCCGTAAGTGCATTTTATAAAAGTACGAACCCCATGCACTTGGACGGCTATATGCCTATATGCAAGGAGTGCATGATGGATTTGGTATATGACCCGCTGGAACACAAGGTGAGCCTACAGAAGTTGCGTAAGCTGCTGTTTCAGTTGGACAAACCGTATATAGAGCGGGTGCTACACAGTTCGGTAGACGAGTATGAGAAGTCTATTGAGGGGCGCAATGTGCCTATTGAGCACAATAAGAAGATAGTCTCGCTGTACATGAAGAATGTCCAGATAAAGCAGTATCGGGACTGGGACTTTAAGGCAGGCGAACTCTGGGCGAAGGATGCGAACATCGCGCCCGGTTCTACCTTTGTCGGCAGTCCGTATGTGAGTGTTGATGCCATAGATGATGTCGCGCCCCGCTTGGACGTAACGTCACTAAATGAGAGCATATCACAATCCAAGCCGGTGGAAACTGTCGTGGCCGAGGCGGCGGATGAACCAATAGACGAAGAAGCTGTTGCGCTGTTTGGCGAGGGGTTGAGACCGGATTTATACCGTAAGCTGATGCAGAAGTTTAACTGGCTGAAGCAGTCCTATACGGATATGACCACTTTTCATACGGAAGCGCTTGTGACTTATACGCGCTACAAGGTACTGGAAGAAGAGGCTATTGTGCGCGGTGACGCAGATGCTGCAAGGCAGTGGGGTACATTAGCTACCAAGGCGGCTGAAAACGCTAAAATCAACCCCAAGCAGATGACTAAGTCTGACCTGAACAGCAGCGCAGGGTCATTTTCGGAGATGTCACAGGCGATTGAACAAGCGGTAGATATTATACCTATACTACCTCAGTTCAAGTACAAGCCTTCGGACGCCGTTGATTTTTTGATGTGGGAATATGTTAATTATGTGCGCAGACTTGAGGGCAAGCCTGAGTGTGAATACGCTGACATATACAAGTTTTACGATGAAAAGGTCGCCGATTATGTTAAGCAGTACGGAGACCCGAATGGTATGTTCACGGAAGACCCAACCACGACGAACAGGCCGCAGATAGAGAGATTCATCCAACTGCCTGATGATGTTAATGCTGAATTAACGCCGGATGATGAGCCGGAAGAGGTGGTTTTGGGTGATTGATTATACGAAAGTCGAGTCCGGTTTTGGCCCGTCGCTAAAGAACTGGGTTGAGTTCGCAAGTTGGGCGCGGTGGCACCCTGACCTTTGGCTTGATTTGTGCAAGGGCGAAAACAACGGGTTCCGTCTGGATATGGACCAGCGTGTATTGATGCGCAGCCTTGCACGGTTTTATAGCACATACGGGTGTCTGACTCGTGGTAGCGGTAAGACCTTTTTGCAACAAGCCGTGCAGTATGTAGTCGCTGTGTGGTATCCGGGCGTCACTTTGTCTGTTACAGCTCAGACTAAGGAAAATGCATCCAAGCTGTTAAAAGACAAGTACGCTGAAATCATAAGGGCTTGGCCTTTGCTCGAAAATGAGATAGCTAAAAAGAGCTTTACGGCTAATGAGGCTTATATTCTATTTAAGAATGGTTCGCGCATAGATGCACTGGCGAACTCCCAAACCTCAAAGGGTCAGCGTCGTAAGCGTATCAACGTTGAGGAGAGCGTGCTGTGTGATGCCGAGACATTCCAAGATGCTATTGAGCCGATTGTTGAAGTGCCGCGATATACGATGGGGCGTTTGGGGTTGGTTGACCCTTGTGAGTTGAATCAGCAAATCAACTTCTTCTCTACCCCCGGTTGGCGCGGCTCGACAGAGCATATACGCTCTATTGATATGACACATACTATGATAGACCTTGGAGGCAAGATGGTAATCGGCGCGGACTGGATGATACCGTGCTGGTACGGTCGAGGTTCGTCTAAGGCACAGATACTCGCCAAACGAGCCAGTATGTCATCTGTGGCATTTGCGCAGAACTATGGCGGCACGTGGACTGGCAGTAGCGACGGTGCGCTTGTTGACGTTAATAAGCTGCTGGCTTGCCGCACGCTCGATAACGCGATTATGCGAGCGCAGAAAGAGTCGGACGAGTATTATTTTGGCGTTGACGTGGCACGTTCACAGAAGACGAACAACAACCAGTCATCTCTGGCTATTGTGAAAGTAGACCGTGACCCTATGACTAACAAGATTAAGTATATGAACCTTGTTAATATGGTCAATATCTCTAACGTGCTGAACTTTTCTACTCAGGCGGCCATTATCAAGCGTTATGCTCAGGCGTATAACCCTCGTATGGTTATTCTTGACGGCAATGGACTTGGCACCGGTCTCGTGGACAAGTTGTTGGAGGCTAATGTTGACCCTTCAACCGGCGAGCAGTTCGAGCCTTGGAACACGGTTAATACAACCAATCAGGGCGCGACACAGGATGCTAAGAGGTGTTTGTTTGACCTGAAGGCGCAGGGATTGCAGTCACGGATTATCACCTTGTTTATTGATGCTATAGACAGCGGCAAGCTCCGCATGTTGAGCAAGCGGGAAGACCTTGAACTGTATGCCGAGTTCCGTAAGGATGAGTCTTTTGACGCTACTCCCTATATACAGACAGATTTGCTGTTTGCTGAGGTGGCGAACCTTAAGCTGAAGAATCTACCGAATGGTAATTTAACTGTTGAGAAGGTCGTGCGTAAGCTGGATAAGGATAGATTCTCCGCTTTGGCTTACGTTGTGTATTATATATCTGATTACACATCTGTGATAAAACCTAAAAATGATATACAAGGATTTGTGCCTTTGATTAGGGCACCTAAAGTAAAGAAAGGTGGTGGCTTATGGTAGGCACCAATAAAACGCCGCCCCTGTCTAACGCGGCGGAAGTCAGTAAGACGTTTGATACGCGTGGCATGATGAGCGGCAAGCCTCGTGCTTTCTATTCAGCTCTTGCCAAGATAATGTATAAAAACCTGAACGACAACATGAAAGTTGAGACGTTCAATAAATACGGGCGAGACCAGATTGCTACATATATACAAGACCCAGTTGCCAACGAGGCGCAGCTACGCGATGCCGTTCGTATGCTGTATAATCTATCCCCTCATTTTTGGCGGCTCATACAGTATATGTCACAGCTCTGTGATTTGTCGTATGTGGTTAGTCAGACGTCGTTTGATGAGTTGAAGGAGTCTTCCAAAGAACTCGAAGATTACCAGAAGACTAATGTGTTTTTAGCGGGGTCGGATATCAAGGTGCAGGCGGAGCGCATTCTTGTTACATGTTACCGCGAAGATGTGTGCTATTGCACTACTTGGGTGACAAAGGAAGGTATGTCGTTCCAGTTCCTTGACTCCAACTATTGTAAGATAGCCAGCTATCAGCAGAATTGTTGGAATGTCGCTTATGACTTCTCGTATTTTGACATATACAACAATGAACTTGAGCTGTTCCCTAAAGAATTTCAGACGAAATATAGCCAATACCAGAAAGATACTACTCAGAAATGGATAGAACTTGATGCCCCGTATTCATTTGCTATTAAGGCCAATGACGACCTAACTTACATACTCCCACCTTTTGTTGGCATTTTGCGAGCGATTTATGACGTGGAGGATTATAAGGATCTGGCCATGACGAATTCAGAGATGCAGAATTATGCGCTTCTGGTTATGAAGCTTGGCCTGAACAGTAACGGCGAATGGTCCTTAGACTTTGATAAGGCTAAGGACTTTTGGAGTAATCTTAGCGAGGTTCTTCCTGACAATTTCGGTAGCATCCTTTCGCCGATGGATGTGCAGAAGATAACTTTTGAGCCTACTGCTGCCGCTCAGAGCGACAAGATAGTCGAATCTGAACAACATCTGTGGGATGCGGCGGGTGTAAGCAGCCTCATATTCTCAGGCTCTGCTACATCTTCTCGCGCTCTTGAGATTAGCGGCATGGCAGATGAGTCTATGACGTGGGAGATTGTAAAGCGTATTGGCGTTGCGATTAACCGTATACTGCAAAAACAGTCTTTTGCCAAAAACTATCGCATGGTTTTCTTGCCGTGCGGCAGGTATACCCGTGGCGATTATCAGAAGTCACTTACGAGCGTGTTACAGTATGGTTTGCCAGTTGTGACGCCCTTAATGGCCAGCATGGGCTTTGAACCCCTTTATGCACTTGGGCTTAATCATATAGAGAATAATGTATTGAAGCTTAATGAACGCTTGGTGCCCTTGCAGAGCAGCAACACTATATCAAGCGCAGACGCGGGAAGACCTGAGTCCGATAATATATCAGACGAAGGCGAACGCACCCGTGATAAACAATAAGGTGGTGATGCAAAATGCCAAAACTTATTTGCGTGCAGGGCGAGGAAGCAAAAGACCGCTTACTTGCTGCCGGTTTGAAGCTTGTTAGTACAAATGGCACATTGTATACATTTCTAAACGATGAAAAATGTCCCACATCGGTGTTCGCGGAGATAAAGATAGTTCAAACTGATAGACTCATATTCTGATAGATGGCCGCTCCTTGTGAGCGGCGTTTTTATTTTGCATGGGAGGGAGGTGAAAAAGGTGACAAATAAGGATTTAAGTTTAAGAGCTACATACAGTGTTGATGACACTTATGATTCCGAACGTTTTCTAAAGCTGCGCGTAAATGTATGTCATGACGGCGAAAATCGAAACAAAAGTTTTATTACCAAGGAAGCCTTGCAAGATGCCCTCCCTACTATATACAACACTCCCTTACTGGCCAATGTAGCGATGAATCAAAGCGGTGAGCTCGATTTTGGCGGTCACGATATCAAAATCGTAGAAGATGCAATGAACGATGGCCAATTCAGATTGCAATATATGGAAGTGCCTGTGGGCGTATTCCCTGCCGATGTGCGAGATGCTTGCATCGTCGAGGAAGATGATGGCCGCGCACATATGTATGCGTCTGCTTATTTATGGCGCGGATATGCCAATTACGCTGAGGATATTATGCAGAAGCGTGAGAGGTCAGACGTTTCCATGGAGATTCTGATAAAAGCCATTGAGTTTGCCGAAGAAGATGATATTTGCCGCATTGATAAATTTGTTATCACCGGTGTTACTTTGCTCGGAGCGGATAGAACCCCCGCTATGGAAGGCGCGTGTGCAAGCGTGCAGTTTGCTGCCGAGGATAAGGACAAGCTGATGGCTACGCTGGTTGATGCGTTAGCGCAAGAATTTACAAGGAAGGAAGGTGACATTAACTTGCCTGAAAACAAAGATATTGAAGTAATGGAAGAAACTGTAAACCCCGCTATAGAAGAAGAACCTGTTGTAGAGGAAGCATTTATTGAGGGTCCCACAACGACCTTCTCTGCGACATTTATACAGAAACGAACTGCATTATCTGCTGCACTCCCTTATTCCTACGATAAGGAACGCGGTATTGAGGTCTGCCATTATCTGGTGGACTTTGACGATAAGTACGTTTACGTGGAACGCGACACTTGGACTGAGAGTACGTTTACTCAGCAGACTGGCCGCTTTGAGTACAAGTTCGATGAAACTACTCAGGTTGCAGAACTGACCTCGGAGTTTGAGCTTATGGTTTGCAAATGGCTTACCGTTGATGAGGCTAAGAAGCTTGAGGAATCCCGCAATATGTTTGCTGAGCTTGACGAATTACGCACCTACAAGCGTGAAAAGGAAGTGGCAGATGTATTTGCGCAGTTCCCCGACCTTATTGAGAATGAGCAGTTCAAGGCGCTGCTGAATGATAACGCTAAGTTTAGTGTGGACGAGCTACAGCGTGAGTGCTATGTAATACGTGGTATGGCTCACAGCCCTGTGGTCGAGGAAGAACATGCTGAAGCCCCTCGCATACCCGTCCGATACAATACTAATCCCGATGAAGCCGCCCCTTATGGCGGCACTTTTGCTATTTACGGCATACAACCCCAGAACAACTAATTTAGGAGGAAAAGAATAATGGCAGAGACCAAGCATGGCATTTGCGTAAAAGAAAACCTTTCCGGCACCCACAACGGTGTCGATCTTGTGAGTGTTCGTTATATGGTGGACACCACTGCTACTGCTATAGATAACGGTAACGTAGTTCTCGTTGGCGCGTTTGAAAGCAACTCCTGCGAAGTTCGTAAGGCTACCGCTCCCGCTAAGAACAGTGCGAAGGCTGATATCGCTCTTATCGCTACTTCTGAAGTAATTTATGACGAGCGTCTTCAGGGCGACCTCGCTAACTTCGTAAATGAAGCTGGTGATGTGGCTAACGCTTATAGGCTCGAGAAGCCCCACCAGATATTCGCAGTAACCAGCGAAGCTCTTGACGGTGACGCAGCTCGTATAGTTGGTGCTGTTGTTGAGCTCCAGGCTGGTACTAAGCTTCTGGCTGTTGCTTCCAACACTTCTGGTTCTACCAAGATTGGTAGCATAGTTGATGTTTACACCAAGCGTGGCGTGACTTATTTCGCCATCGAGACTTGCTAAACAAGGAGGATACAATAATGGCTTTTGACATAACCAAAATAAATGATATTGCTGATGTCGCTGGCGATATATACAACGGCAAAGCACTGCGCGGTAATTTCTCCGTTGAAGACGGTGAAAAGCTTGTTTATAACGCGCTCGTAGACGCCAACAATGGCAAGGATCATCTCGACCCCCGTGATATTCGTGACGGTAAGTGCGCCGCTTTGTTTGCGCTGGTTGAAACCATAATTAAGAAGACTGTTGTTGAAGGTGTAAGGAACGACCCCTTCCTTAATAAAATACTTGACACTCGTGTTGTTAAGGCTGGTGACAAGCCTGTCTTTAAGATTAAAGATTCTAACTGGTACACTGTATCCGAGGTAGCTCCTGGTAATCAGGCTTTGCGCCGTCAGCGCATTGTGGGTACTGAGGAGGTCACTATTCCCACTCGTTGGCACGCTGTCAAGATATATGAGGAAATGGAACGTCTGCTTGGCAGTATGGCCAGCATGACTGAATCCATGGGTGATGTGTCCAAATCCTTTAACGAGGACATGTGGAACCAGATAGCTACTATATGGCAGGGGCTGACTCAAGACCAGATAGGTGGCGCTACTTATGATATCACTGGCTCTTGGAGCGAGGATGCTATGGTCAAGCTGATACAGCATGTCGAAGCTAAGACTGGCCAGAGGGCTGCTGTTTATGGCACCAAGCTCGGCCTGTCCAAGATGACTTCTGGTGTTACTGCTGATTCCGCTAAGGAAGACATGTACAACATTGGCTACTACGGTAAGTTCCGTGGCACTAATCTCGTTGAGGTGCCTCAGCGCCATAAAGTTGGCGCCGATGACTTCCTCTTTAACGATAATGTACTGACTGTTATTGCTGGCCCTGCCAAGCCTGTCAAGCTGGTTATAGAGGGCAACCCTCTTATCAACCTTGGCTCTTACTTCGACAATCAGGATCTGACTCAGGATTATGTTTACGGTCAGAAGTACGGTGTTGGCTATGTCGCCGCCGCCGGTCAGACTGGTCGTAATACCCTGTCCTAATCATAGCTATGTGTGGGGCTGCCTTGCGGTGGCCCCGTTTTATCTGAATGAAAGGAATACTGATTTATGGCTAAAGGAAATAAAAAAGCTAAGGTAGAAGCACCTGTGGAAGCTCTCGCTGTTGCAGAGGAGGAACAAGCTGCTGTTGTATCTGAGCCTATAGTTGCTGGCATCAAGGAAGAGCAGGTTGTCGCATCCGAACCTGTTACTGTAGTTGAAGTACCTTGGCGTGCAGAAGACCATCTTGCTGATCGCGTGCCTGTGCGTAGCGCTGTATATGGCACTCTTATATACATAGACAGTCTTACTCATCGTGAGTGGACGTGGAACCAGTATGGTATGACGAGACACCTCACCATTGAAACACTGGAGAACGCCCGTAATTCACAGGAGGCGTTTTTTGTTAATGGTTGGTGGGAGATTGACCCCAGCTACGAGCATAAGGATGAACTGCTCGAATACCTTGATGCGGCTCATCTGTATAGTAAAGACGTCAATATAGACAACTTTGATGCTCTGCTCAGAAAGTCTGCGGCTGAAATAACGGTTGTCATCAGCAAGCTATCCGTACCTCAGAAGGTGCAGCTCACTCGCCGTGCTCAGGAACTTATTAAGGAAGGACGTCTTGACTCTATGTCTGCTATACGCGCACTGGAAAAGACACTTGGCGCAGAGTTTGAGTATTAAGGAGGCGGCATGGCAACCTCTTTTGATACTATATACGCGGCGGCGTTGCCCTATTTCCGCGATGAGTCTATAGCGAAGATGTACGAAGATGAGGCTGAAGCGACATTATACGACTTTATGCTCTCATCTGTTGCCCTGTTTACTCCGTATTGTAAGCATGATTTAACCAAATACGATAATTGCGCCCGTCAGTTTGATGAAGATTTGACCGGAGTTGAAATCGATATAATTGCGTTAGGCATGTCTATGCGGTGGGCGCAGAGTTATGTACGCTGGTCTAAGCATATGCGTATACCAATGTCTTCTAAGGACTATACTTATCATTCTCCGGGCAATCTGCTTGCGGCTATGAATGATTTGTATTCAACTCTATATAACGAGCATAAGCAGCGTATGTATGCCTACACATACGATAACGGCGACCTGACACAACTGCATATGTAAGGAGGCTGATATGTTAGAAGCTTACTTACTGTCATTGACGGGGCGTATCTTTAAGGTGCTACCTATGCGCGAACAGCAGGAACAGGGCGACGATGTATATCTTGACCTGTATCTTGATTCGCTATCGTTGGAGATACATGGCGCGTGCGATACATTTCCGTGTCTGCGTGTGTGTTCCGACTATATCATGGTGCTCAATACGGTAAATGGCCTGTGTGCTGATACTCCGCTACCCTTTCTAAAGCGCGAGGTTTTTAAGATGCTTTCTGCTATAGATAGGATTCGGGATGAATACGGCGGTGATAAGTAATGGACTGGACTCTATACACCAAGATAGTCGGCGGTGCTTATGACACCAGTGCCGATGCCCGTCGTGAGGCACGTGAGGATTTTTTACGCGATGCTCCAGCCAATCCTGCGTGGATGGTGGCTGAAGTGCGCGGTCGAAAGATCGGGATGCTCGTTAAAGCATCAGATGACCCTAATGTCAAATGGTTCAACGCGCCGTATGATGCGGATATTAAGCTGGGCGATTATGTCATATTGAACGGTATCGTTTGGCTTTGCACTGATATCAGCGACACTGATGATGTTACGCTCAAAGGACGTATCTACGAGTGCAACCTTAATCTACAATTCCAGCTTGGTACACCTGAAATTCACAGCGCATGGGGTTATTTCGACCCCGGTGTGTATTCCACTACCACTCACGGCAATCAGGACGCGCATGTCGGTTATCAGCAGTTCAAGTTGATGTTGCCGTATAACGAATATACACGGCAGTTGCAACGTGATAAGCGCATAGCGACAGAGGTATTGTATTATCCAGACGGCCATCGTGAGTTGCGTTGCTACGTCATCACGTCTAACGACAGTCTTGGCAGTAGCTTCGGTAATGGGCGCGTGCTCGACCTAAAGTTGCTCGAAGGCTTATCATCCAAGACGGACAACGTTGACTTGATGATATGTGACTATATAAGCGAGGACACCGCTAAAGATGATACGGGAGGTGGATGGGTTTAATGCCAAATCTCTCGGAGTACAACGAAATCAAGAAAATGGTCGCTAAGACGATTGTTAGTGACCGCACTTGCGTAGACTTGATAACCAACACCAGCAATGAAGAGCCGCTGCCCGCTGCACGTCTGATACAAACTAAGAATGCCATTAACCAAATACATCTGTACGATTTTATACCGGGCGTGACTGAAAGCGCTAAGGTACATGTATGTGTTGAAGTATACGACTATCCCCCTGCCTCTGTGGCGGTTGGCGTATACGAACTTTGCATTTATTGTATTGTGCCGGATGAGCTCATGGTTATGGATGGCGCAGTACGCCGTGACGAATTAGTTTCGGCTATAGACAAGCTATTGAATAATAAGGCGGGATTCTGGTTTGGCACGTTTGAGCGTTTGCAGGGCAGATGCTCACAGCCTGTTGAGGGTTTCCGGTGCCGCGTGCTGCGTTACCGTGTAGAGGCGTGGAACAACCACGGGGAGACGCTGGATGCCGATAGATAGTCTACGCGTGTTTATGGGTGATGATTACGCTGTCAATGATAAGATTATCATCCATCAACCCACTATACGTGAGATAGCTGACTACGGTGAGCAAGATTACTTCGCTATGTTGACGGCATTAACCAACTATCCATCAGACATGAAGAGTGTCTTGTGGGATGCTGGCATTGATTACACTAAGATAACTGATTTTGAGTTATTTATGTCACTCTGTGTGGCGTTTCCGCTTGAACGGACGCGCATTATATTTGGCGACTTAGACTTCCAAAAGTTTCGTGTGAAGAAAAATGATGTGGTTGGTACTTATTTGCAGGCCGACGATGGCACAGTCATAGACTGGAACGTGCATCGGCTTATTGTAGAGGCTTTAACCACTATCAATATGATACACAAACAGCGCGAAGTACCAGTCAATGAGGCTACAAAGATGGCTCTGATTGATTGGGATAGAGAAGATCGCGAGCTGGCGGCCAAGCGTCCATATCACTCACAGTTAATCGCGTTTATATCCGCTATGGTCAACTATGCGGGTTTTAAGTATGACCATCACACTGTACAGGATATCACTATATATCAATTCTTCGATGCTGTACAACGTGTACAACTCATAAATAATGCCCAAACACTTCTACAGGGCATGTATATCAACCCATTCTTGGATTCTTCTAAGGTGGACAAGTCCCATCTTAACTGGATGCAAGACATAACAAAAAAATAACGTAAAGGAGATAACAAATGGCAAATGGCAATGCATGGGCCATCGACCGTGTTCGTCGTGTCGTTGGCTTTGGTTCTGATAGCTCCGCTTTCCTGAACCTGACCCAGCTTGAAGGCGTAACCATTAAGGCTACTACTGACAAGACTGAGGTTGTCGATGCTCTTGGCTCCCCTATTATGGAGCTTATGAGGGCTAAGAAAGTACAGATTGACGGTAACAGTTCCCTGTTTGACCTTAACCTGCTTGGTGCGCAGGTCGGTAGCAAGGTCGAGGAATCCAGTGCTTCTAATAAGTTCATGGTTCCCTGCTTTGAAACCTATACCTACAACACTGGTAATGGCGGCACTTATGCTCTTAAGCATGTAGTCGCTACTGCCAAGCTCGGTGCCGGCATACAGAAGTACGCGTATAAGATAAACAAAGACGGTAGCATCCTGCAAAAGTACGAGTTTGCTGCCGCTGCTGCTGCCGGGAAGTTCGGTATGGCAACTACTTCTAATACTACTACCTTTACCCCTCCTACTGACGTGGCTGAAGGTGATAGGTTCCTCATTATGTATGAATACGAGGCAGGCGACACCGCGAGTGCTTCTCGCGTCATAGACAAGGCCGAACTCGATGCAATGAGTGGTCGCTTCATGCTTGAAGTTCTGTTCCGCAGTCTGTGTGATAAGAATCAGGTCGCTTATGGCTTTGTGGTGTGCGAGAACGCGCAGCTCGACGGTAATGTTGATGTATCTCTTACTCCCGATGGCAAGCACCCGTTCTCTATCTCTGCTATGCCTGCGTATTGCGACGACAACAAGCAGCTCTTCACCTTTATTATTCCTGAGAAGGAGACTCTGGCTGCTTAATGGCTGAAATCCGCAAATGTCAGTGGTGCGGTAAGGAGTTCTCCACCTGTCGGGATAGTATCGCCCTTGGCTCGTGGAGGGCTGACCTTTGTTCAGAGAAGTGCTTTCAGGCCAAGATAATTGGCCTTGATTTAGCGGCTGGTAATATTAGTCTGTCTGAGGCGCGTGATATGTTTGCGCGTATCGGGGTTGACCCCAGCACCGCCAGTGGCGAAATCGGGCTGGACAAGGTAGTGGAACCGCTTATCAACACTAAGATAGAACGTCCTGAAGGGACAATGATTTTTAAGAACAAGAAGCAAGGATTCTCCCACCGATAGAGGGCAGAGAGGAGTTGCGCAGATAGCGTAATTCTTGATAGAACCGTGGGACACACGGAGATAGCCTGTTGAGCAGGAAGCCCCCGCCTCTTTAGGCGGCGGGCGTGTCACGAATAAGAAGAAGCTGCTGTAACTTATGTGAATGTGATTGGAGGGTACATTCGCAAAACTACTGCTTATGTACCCTATTTTTGCTTGATTGAATGAAAGGAATAAAAGAATATGGTTATACCCAAGTGTGGCGGCGTCCCATATGAGGACTCTGATATGGTGTTTCTGGTTAATCAGAAGCAAGTGCTTGCATATATGACGAATAAGCCCGATCTTCATCTATATGATTGCTTTATCGGGTACGATAATAAGCTGATATATGTTTTTCGTAAGGCGGATACATATGCGCTATATAAGCGTTGGTGCGCACACGAACTGCCCATAGTAGGCGGAGAGCAGTAATGCGTATATTGGCATTTGACCAAGCTACCAAGATAACGGGCTGGGCGTTACTGGAAAATAATGAGCTATTGCGCTATGGTCACATCAGCGAGGCTGACGTAGACTCTCCCGCAGAACGTATACGGGATATGTTTATCCAGATTGCAGATAAAATCGAAGAAGATATGCCCGATTTAGTGGTCATTGAAGCTGTGCAACATCAGGCGAACGCAAAAACGATGCTTATGCTAAGTCAATTACAAGGTATGTGTATCGGCGCGGCTTATCGGCATGGACTAAACGTATACAGCCCCTTACCTGTTGAGTGGCGCAAGATTCTTGGCTACAAACAGGGAGCGCATATGAAACGTACCGAGCTAAAACAGCAGAGCATTGATTATGTGCAAACCCATTTTAATATCGTGGCGACTGAAGACGAATGTGAAGCTATTTGTATTGGAGTTGCCGCACACAAAAAATATGAAAGTGAGACCTTTTAATGAACGATATCCTGGCTGAAATCCTACAGACTCCTGAAGAATTAACTCCCGCTGTATATCAGTATTGGAAAGGCATTAAAGATAAACGTCGCATAGTAATTAACGATGGAATAGATGACAGACTGATTGAGTCTGTCTTTATCCCTCTGATGGATATGGACAATGATGGTACTGGTGAGCCGATAGAGCTCATCCTGTGTACACAGGGTGGCAGTGTGCTTGATGGTATGTCGCTATGTAACCTTATAGATAATCTGAAGACTCCTACTATCGTGCGCGTCATTAGTTATGCCTATAGCATGGGCGCGTACATCCTGATGGCCGGCTATAGTAACCCTAATGTGCATAAGGTTGCTTACCCGTTTAGCACAGCGCTGATTCATGGCGGCAGTCTTAACCTTGAGGGCGCGGCTGGCAGTGTTAAGGACACGATGGAGTTTCAAGATAAGCTTGACAACAAGATAAAGGAATATGTGCTGTCTCACAGCAAGTTCACGGAGCAAGAATACGAGAGGCTTGACCGCATAGAGGCGTGGTTGACGGCTGAGGATATGCTTAAATACGGGCTTATAGATGAAATAGTCGGAGGTTGATATGACCGCTTTCTATGATACGTCTTCCCTGCTACTTGCGCAGGAGCGGGCGTTTGATGAGCCGTTTTATCTATCGAGTGTGACAGTGGCAGAACTGGAGCACATTAAAGTTAGCGAGCACAAGTCTGGTGAACTGAAGTATCAGGCGCGTAAGCTTGTGCGAATGTTGAACGAACGGCGTGACATGTATACGGTTGTTACAGACGATACTGCCGTGAGAGCGGAGCTGGAGAAGCACTTCATGCCGCTGTCCAATGATAATCTTATACTGGCGAGTGCTGCGCTGACATCATGTGACATTGTATACAGTGAAGACCTATGTATGCGGCTTATCGGTCAGCAGATATTTGGGCTGGACATGCACGCTTTGCCGTGCAAAGAAGATGTCACTGAGCACATGGGCTACAAGCAGGTTATCATGTCCGACTCTGAGTACGCGCATTTTCAGAGCAAGCTGACGTGCAATGTGTATGATTGCCGTACAAATGAATACCTCATTTGTTATTCAGACATGGATGCCGACGTGCGCGATTGTTACCGTTGGAACGGTACAGCGTATGTGCTGGTATATAATAAGCAGCTTAAGTCTTTGACTATGGGCGATAGGCTGAAACCCAAGGATGAGTTTCAGAGATGTGCCATAGACAGTATGATTAACCTGCCTATCACTGCCATATCGGGCAAGGCTGGGTCAGGTAAGTCTATGCTTGCTTTAGCGGCAGCTATGTATCTGATAGACAGTCACAAGTATGAGCATCTTGTTGTATTGTTTAACCCCACAAGCACACGTGGCGCGGCCAAGATGGGCTACTATACCGGCAGTGCTATCGAGAAGGCCAAACAAACATCTATCGGGCACATTTTGGTGAGTAAGTTCGGAGACCCCATAGTGGTGGATAGTCTACTGGCTACTGGTCAGTTGCGGCTTATATCGATGGCAGATGCTCGTGGCTGTGAGATTGCGGACGACTCTATCTTATGGATAACTGAAGCGCAGAATACTACTCCTGACCTACTGAAGCTGTGCCTGCAACGGTGCAGTGCTGGTTGCAAAGTGTTTCTGGAGGGTGATTATCAGGCGCAGGTGGATGATGTTATGTTTAGTGGCGATAATAACGGGTTAAAGCGTGTTATACAGGCGTTTGATGGAGACCCGATGTTCGGCCATGTTGACCTGCCTAATGTGTGGCGCTCACGCATTGCTGAATTGGCAGAGAAGTTATGATGAGAACACGCAGACGCAAACGATATATTCGATTGCTTGATGCGCTTATGCCGGTTATTACCGTTGTTATGTATATAATAACCCGCGTTTGTGTAGGAGTCGCAGTCTATATATCTGTATTTATGCTTATATGGCTGCTATTTAAGTAGCAGGGATACTATAAGCGTTCCAATCACAGTGGTTAAAACTCCGATAATAACTTGAACGAGGATTGAATTGCGTATGTCTGATACTGTTGCTTGTTTTCTATTTTGGGGATGGTTTAATGCTTTCTCCTGTAACGTTATTAAACAAGCGGTTTCAGGCCCTACGTGACCATAGAAATGTGTCTTCAAATATCCTGCTTCATCAAGACATACTAATGCTGCAACGAAGTCGCTGGCAGATACGCCCTTCTTCGCTAACGCTGTATATTCAGATGTTGTGAGGAATATTTTATTCCCGCCTTCGACTTCTTGGTTTAGGATATAATCAAGCACTTTGATTTCGTATGGTTCCATATAAGTCTCCCAGATAGTTATTGTTAACATTATAGAATGAAAGGATTAATATGTCAAAAAATAAAATAGGATACGAAAAGCAGGCTAAGATGGCTGCGGAGAATATGCCGCAGCCTTTTGTTTTTGAGTATGAGGGTGAGAACATTGAGGTCAATCCTGTTCTCTCCCCTTCCGAGATGGCCAATGCTATAAAACTGGTAACGGCGCTTACGGTTAATACGAATGACTACTACCCTGAAATGGAAGAGTTCGCTATACGTTTTGCATCTATGACGGAGCTCATCACTAACATACGCTGGGACGCTGAACACATCTTTGAACGGCATTACAACCAGATAATGTATACCGACCTCTGGGATGAGTTCTTCGACGCTATGCGTGTTCATGAATGCATGGACATTCTTGTCAGCATTAGGGAGAACGCCACCAAGAAGATACGTTATGAGCTTGATATGCAACACCAGAGTGTGGCGGACATGCTTATCATCCAAGTGCTAACCAAGGTGTCAAGCTGGCTGGACAGGGCTAAAGAAAAGTTTGATGCGGAGGATATAACTGAGCTGATGAAGGTCGCCAAGGACGTCCGCGAGTTAGGCAAAGATGACAAGCTGGTGTCTAAGGTATTGGAATATCGCATTCCTGAGAAGGAGGATACAAATGACATTGGAGGAAGCACTCCGCCAGTTTCTGACGAGTGATTCGAGAGCGAAGCAGTATGTGGCAGGGGCGGCGGCGTCCGCTCCTTCCGCACAACAGGTTAGTGACAGTGCGGTACAGTGCGCAATTACCGCGCTGCGCTCCAGCGGTGCTCCTATAGATGATATTGATGTTTACGCTGACCCGCCTGTCAATGAAGGTGACAAAGTGGTGATTCACATCCATTACAACCATGAACAGGCATTACGCGACGGCTTTTCGGACGCAGATTATCGGGCAAAGTATGGTACGCGGCCAGACTTGCTGTATCTGTTGAACAATGGCTGGAGCTATGACAAAAAGCCGCCCCGTGGTATGTGGCATGACCAGATGACTACGGCGTTGCAGGAGCGCGAGGGCTATCACTTTGTGCAAGACGCGGCGGAAATGATTAAGCGTGAACTGGGAGACAGTGTTGTTGTACAGATTGACGATAGGTATCAGTCTGGCAACTCGGTAGAGTAAGGGTGGTGAAAGATGCCGGAAGTCCAAAGTGATATTAAAGTATTAGTTACTCCAGTAGTCAGCACTACTGATTTAAGCACTCTGCGAAAACAGGTTGAGGATGCGCTTAAGATCCCAATAAATGTCAAGATAAACGCCGATAGCTCGGCCAGTAGCATTGAGGGACAAATACGCACGATTCAGGCAAAAACTGTCAGGGCGGCAAATGCCGCGATGAAGCAATTTAATGCTTCAGAGCAGTTGAAGAAAAACTTTGGTGATGTAGAGCGCCAAGCGACGGCATATTATAAGAAGTTTGAGGCAAACATCACCAGAAACGCCTCGTTGTCTACTAAGTGGGCGGATTTTCTCAATAGAGTCAAGAGCCCCAACTTCGATACAGATTCTATTAGAACTTATCGTAGACAGTTAGTAGAGCTGATGAATGAAAGCCGTGATGCTAATGTCGAGATAGAGAAGACTGGGCAAAAGCTGTCTCGTCTGTTTGGTCAACATTTAAGTACCGCTGTTGCGGTGGCCGCTGTTCATGCCTTGCGGCAGAGTCTACGGAAAGTCTACGATACCATTGTCGAGCTTGATAAGGCTCTGGTTGACTTGCAGGTGTCGTCTGGTAAATCTCGCAGTGAGCTGAAGTCTCTGATGATGCAGTACAGCGAGTTCGCCAAATCACTTGGCACGACAACTATAGCTGTAACGCAGGCGGCGGATACATGGCTACGTCAGGGCTATGACTTATCCGAGGTTGAAACGCTGATTACGGACAGCATACACTTGTCCGTGCTCGGTAAGATAGACTCGGAAGAAGCCACTAAGGCGCTAACCTCAACTATGAAGGGCTACGGCATTGCCGTACAGGACGCTTCTACAATCGTTGATAAGTTCACCACGGTGGATATGAACGCGGCTACGTCCGCTGGTGACTTGGCAACCGCTATGGCCGAGTGCGCTGTCAGTGCGAAGTTGATGGGTATTGACATCGACAATTTGACTGGTTACTTGGCGGTTGTTCTGGAAACTACTGGAGACGGAGCTGAGTCTGTTGGTGTCTTCATGAAGACCTTAATTGCTCGTATGGCTAATATCAAGGCGGGTAAACTGGTTGATCCTGAAGACCAATCCGACATTAGTGATGTTGAGCGTGTACTCACCAATTACGGTATTGCTCTTCGTGACCAGCAAGGTAATTTCCGTAACTTCCAACAGATACTGGACGAGACGGCGCAAAAATGGCGTGAATTTGGTGAGGCCGGTAAGACGAGTGCACAGAGCGCTATTGCTGTAGCGTTTGGTGGAACTCGTAACCAAGAAAAGTTTAAGGTCTTGATGGAGGGCTATCAGACCGCTGCTGAATATGCCGATATCGCAGCTAACAGCACAGGTAACGCTGCTGAGAAGTACGAAGCCTACATGGATGGCATTGAGGCATATATCAATCAGTTGACGGCAACGTCCGAGAAGTTTTCTCAGACCGTTCTGAACTCTGATATGGTGAAGGAAGGCGTTGACTTCCTAACTAATATTCTTAATTTATTGCAACAAATAACCGCGTGGTCTGGCAATGCCGGACTTGGCGCGTTGACTCCCCTATTTGGCCTTGGTGGCGGTATATTGGGGGCGTCTGGCAAGGGTAGGCTCCAACAGGTGGGCCTTGCAGCAAATATGCCCTTGTATGCTCTGGTGGTGACACGGAACGAGTTAGCGGCTTGACTGCTAATAAGGGAGCATTGGAAAAACCGACGAAACTGTTTGCAGGTTTGGGTAATTCCTGCACGGGAAGGCGAAAGCTAATCCGCAGCGAAGCTTAGGCGAGTCCTAAGAACGTTCAGAGACTATAATGTCGGCACGGTCTACGGGTCGTGATGGGATAGTCCAACCAAACGCTTGGGCGTAAAAATTACAGGCGTGTTTCCCCATGTTGCTAAAAGAGGGAAAATAGTTGACAAAATGTTATTGTGTGAATGTTTTGTGTTGACAATTTATGTCATAAGTGATACTGTAAATAAAAAAAGTGAGAGAAGTTGTATGCAGCCCTTATCATGTCCCGTTAATGAGTGTAATTTACCAAAACAGCATAACTTGATATGGTTACGTGTTTTATACCTAATTTTGTGTTGGTGTGTTATGGCTTTTGATCCTAAACAAGCCGGGGCGTTTACAATAATGATGTTTATTCTTCCTACTCTTTTTGATTTAATTGCGCTCCCTAAGACTATTCCTGTTGTTCGCGCAATAGTCATGGTAATGTGTTTTGTCAATGCCATAGTATTACTGGTCATTATGTTGTCATTTGCTGGCATTGTAAGCGATGAATTATCGTATTTTGTCATTTCGGCACATTCGCTGGTTTTGGCTGGGACAAGCATTTCTAAGGCGGTTTTGTTGGGGATATTATTTATTGATATTTTTGTTCCGTTGATTAGTGGAATTGGCAGTCCTACGAAATCGTGTATATTGCTTAATGCTGCGTGTAAACATATAAAAGTAGAATAGTATTAGTACGAATGGAGGTCAGCATGTTAACTGTAGTTGTTATAATCATTGCTTTAATTGTGGGGGTATATATATCAAATATCATAGGTATATACACTATGTTAACTTGGTTGGATGTGGGTAGTCAACACATTCCTTTCAGTTTTATTGTAAAAGCACCACTAATTGCTTTTTATAGCGTTTTTGCAGTAATGATACAAAAGAAGACAGTGGCACCTTTTAAGTTCTTGGTCAGACCTCAAGAATTATATGTGCTGACTCTCAACGCTTATTCACGCGCTTTATGTGTTTCACAAGCACATGTAAGGTCTCTACCTAAGCAACAAAGAAACAAGCGGGCTGTGATGTCACGCGCACTCTCTAAAGCAAGGGGGTATCTATACAATGGTATTGGGGATTTTGATTGTGCGTGATTTGAGATTACTGCGCTCAGGTCAACGGGCAATACATAGTAGCATCTTCCCTTTGTGTGTAGTATGCCGTTATATGTATTGCCCTACAAGCAAGAACTACCACATATACCCGCAATGGTTACACTTGAAGCTCTTGCCTATCTTGCCCGATGCCAGCCCTAAGAAGGACACGGATATTGCCCGGTCGAGCGCGTCTATCTTCTTCAGGTCGGTGCTACCGCAGGTAGGACAGCGCGGAGCGTTGGCGGCGCGTTCGGCAAGAATCTCTCTTCCTTTAGCCATCTGTTCGTCCCACTTTTTCTTTGCTATTGCATCGGCACGCCTTGTTTCTTCTCTTTGTTTTTCTACTCTGAATTGGTACACCTTATTATCAAATTCAGGATTGTCTTTTACAAGATTTTGGAAGATATCTTCAGCGATTGGTTCTATTTCCCAGCGGAATTTGCCCCGCATCTCTTTTAATAAATGGTTTGAATCGCTAAGTTCACGTCCGCAAAATGGGCAAACGGTTTTTGTGTGCTCCCCGTCAACATATCCGCACACAGGACAATACATAATGTATACCTTTTTGAACATAGTTTATCCTCCTTTTAGAAGATTATACCATAATATTGGATAATATAAAACATTTAGCCGTGTTTTATATTGGCCGGTAGCTGCTGCCAAAACGGGACTGCTTCTAAATAATGAGGAAGGCGTAATACGAACTTTCTTTTCAAAGACAGATATTAAGCAGTTAACGAAGTATAATCAATATGTAGAACAGGTAAAGAAGGGTGTTGAAGGGGCTCAGCAGAAGCTTACTGAGTTCGGTTCCTCTATGACCAACACTGCACAAGCTGCCGCAAAAGCCGCTGATGGCGGCGTGGTCGCTCTTGATAAATTAAACAAGGGCTTTAACTGGGCGGCGCTGGGTGCGACGGCATTGAACGCTGCTGTGAATTTCGGTATTGCCGCTCTCTTGTCCTTTGCTGTAAGTGCCATAAGCGACTACATACACCGCGTTGAACGGGCGCATCAGGCTACGGCAGACGTGATCGCTAAGTATAATGATGAGCAGGCCGCTATAGAGTCAGTGACCAAGAGTCTCGATGAGAACTACGGCAAGCTCAGTGAACTGCGCGGTCTACAGCTTTCCGGTAAATGGAGCACCGAGCTTGCAAATGAGTACGAACAGCTCAAACGCCAGACTCTCGAACTTGAACGTCAACTTGAGCTCGAAAAGATGAAGACAACAGTGTCTAAGCGGAAAATCGCTGAGACACTACAAGACGAAGTCGATAAGACAGAGAGTCAGACATATGTTTATTCCGATAATGACGGCTTCACTATTCGCAAGGCTACCTTCTGGGATTATTTAGCTCGGGTCATTCTTGGCGAACAGACCACAAGGGGCGATACCGGTGTTGGCGGAGCATTCGGCTGGGATAGAGCTTACGGTTCTCAAGAAAAGTTCGTAGATGTCACTATCACCCGTATGCAACGGTGGAACGAGCTGATTGCACAGGGCGAAGAGTTGACTGACAACCAAATTAAGGCATACCAAAATGGCGCAGTCTTCCTGAGTGATATTGTTAGCCAATATCAAGAGTGGATTGAGCAGGGTAAAGATTTGCCTGACATGAAGCTTCAGGTCGATAACTGGCGAGACTTGCTTGACCAAATACGGGCGGTAGTTAACCTTGATGTCGCTAACGTTCTTAACGGTATGGCCGACCCGACTGCGTATGTCCAGCATGGGGTTGAAGGTTTACGGAGGGGTGACAACCGCAATTCTCAGGAGATATTACGCGGCATTCAAGGCAAATCTAAGACAGAGCTTATGGGAGAGAACTCTCTTACCGATGAGTCTTATGCTTGGATAAAAGAACAAGCCCATGCCGCTCAGATGTCTGTTGAGGAATATATTGATGAGCTGGTCAAGCTTGGCATTGTCACGGATGACATCACCGACAGCAACGACAAGTTCAACGCCTCCCTGCTCGACACTGCCAAGGCCGCGAACAATGACCTTGAAGCTGCTGCGGCGGCATTTGAAGCTCTTGAGTCTGCCGTAAACGACTACAACGATGCTGGCTATATCACCGACGAGACGCTTGACTCGCTTAACAGCAAAGTTCCCGGTGTTGTTGAAGCATTGTTTAATGAGAATGGCGCATTAAATGAGGGTGCGGATTCTGCTTTGAAGAGCACGAGTGCTTTGGTTGCGTTTGTACGGGCGCAATTACAGGCACAGATACAGGCTGCCCAGACTAATTATGACAATCTAATTGCCCAGTTGCGTGCTGTGGGAGAAGAAGCTCTGGCATCTGCGCGAGGGGTAAACCTCGCTGCCGCAGCATGGGCCGGCATCGATCAAGCTAAGAAAAAACTCGCAGATTTCGACAAGCTTGTTGACTCTGGGGCGTTTAAGTCTGGCGGCAAATCAGGTGGCGGCGGCAGTAAGTCTATCTACTCCAAGGAGTATGAGCAGATTACTGACCTGACCGAGCACTATATCAAGATGTCTGAAATGCGTCAGAAGCGCATGAATGAGGAGTCGTCTGAGTATAAGGCAGAGTCCCGCCAGCAATTCCTGTATTACCAGCAGCTTGCCGAGCAGACTTATGCTGAGATATCTCGTTTGCGTGCCAAGGGCTATACCGAAGCCAATGCTGACTTCCGCAAGCTCCTGCAAAGCTATGAGAGTTATCTGGGTTCTATGTACTCTATTGCCAAAGCGATATGGGAACAAGAGAAACAGGAGCGTATGGAGGCCATCCAAGATCAGATAGACGCCGAGAATGACCGCTGGGAAGCCCGCGAGAAGCAACTCAACCACGAGAAGGATTACTATAAAGCCTTACTGGAGCTTGAGCAGGAGTATCTGGATACTATTGGCGATATCCACACCGAAATCCGCAACTTGGATAAAGAGTTGGCGATGGCTAAGGTCTACCCAGAGGGTACGAACCTTGACTTATTTACTGATGAGGAGCACGATAAGCTTGTGGCACAACTGCGCGATATCGAAGCAGAAGCCACTGAATTGTACACTAAATATCAGGAGAAGTTGTCATCCGTGTCGGCGGACAATACATATGAGTTGTCCCACATTACAGATGAGTTCCAACGCCAGTATGAGATCCTACTCAAACAGTATGAGGTGAGCAAGGCTGATTTAGCCGTAGCGCGTGCAAGACGTGAGCTGGAGAACGTGTTGAACGAGCGCAACGTAGCCATGCTGGTCAATGGTGTGTGGACATGGGTCGCTGACCCCGAATCTGTCAAGGCGGCTGTAGAGGCTGTGTACGATGCCAAACAGACTTCTGAGGACGCTTTGACCGATTTGTTTAATACCCAGCGCACACAGTTACTCGAAGAAACTATTTCCAACATAGAGTTGCAACGTGCCGCCGAGGAGGCTATGCACGACAAGATTATTGAGGGGTTACAAGACCAGTTAGAGCAAATTCGGAAAACGAAGTTCTGTTTTGAGGAATTTATCAAAACCCTGCTTGAAGGCGCTGATGGTGTCGCTGCGGCGATTGCATCGCTAATAGCATCGTTGTCTGGATTCGCAGGTGGTGGAAGCAAACCGGATGGGGGGACGAAGGGTGGTACACTCACCACTACAACAACAACTACTACCAAATCTCATAATCTCAAAGTTCATGACCCTCGGAGTAAGCGGGGGAATCAGTTCACGCGATATATTACTGCTTATGCGACTGGTGGCGTAGCTGATTATACTGGGCTTGCTCATCTTGACGGTACTCGTACCGACCCTGAAGTGGTATTTAACTCTGCGGATGCTGCTAAGTTATATCATCTGGTACATACCACGCCCAATCTTGTCGATAAACTCATAGGTAATGTGCAGACCAAATTCGAGGCTATACTGCCCTCTGGATTTAAGGGGGGCAGCAACTCCAGCATGACTACTGACAACAGCCGCAAGGTATATTGGAACGGTAATGTGCTGATGGAAGGCCACGATGCTGACAACTTCCTGACCATGCTTGAAAGGGTGTTACCTGTGGTATAATAACGGGGCGGGGCTCTCCCCCGCTCCTTTGGAGGTACTTATGGATTAAATACACGCAGACACTGCGGCACTGTGTTAGGCGTTGGAGTTATCACGGCAGTGCGCGGCAGGCATTGAAGTCGAATACCGTATAATAGAAAACCCGAACGAAGTTCGGGAGCTGTTTACTAATATAGTACATTAGGTTGTTTTTACGCGCTTGACTATGATATCACACCGAAGCAGGTTTGTCTACACCATATTGCTATAGAAAATGCTTATATCTGTTGACAATATGACAGGTTTTCAAGTATAATAACGGCTGTAAAGGGAACAAGAGTAGAGCTGCGAGGTACAGCGGCTATTGGGAAAAATAATGGGCAGTCCCAGTATAAATCCGGCAAGCCACTATTGGTAGTAGTGGCTTGCTTTCGTTTATGGTTGAGTTATAATCACTTGAAGGATTTCTTAGTAACTATAACCAGTACGCATATCAGCACCAAAGAAATATCGAATGCTATCAGATATTCCATCAAGTACCTCCTTTGTTGAGTCATAGACACAACCAAAGGCGAAGCACGTTTACACTTCGATGGCTGTGCCTCGATTTATGTAAACAATAGCCACACGCTGCTCGGGACATTTCCCCGCAGCCCTACTATAAATTATTCTACTCAATTTGCCAAATAAAGTCAATACTTGTTACTTTGGCGATTTGCGTGCGCTTCACGAAATAATATTATACAGCGTGCATTATGGTGCTTGTTGCGCAATCAGCCCTGCTATCTCCTGCATTATAATGCTTTGGGCGATGCTACTAAGGATGGATATAGCTACGCTGCCAGCTTTGTTGGCCACCTGCTTGGTACGCTCCCAAACCGATGACTTGTGTATGTTCTGATAGAACTGCTGACCTTCATATGATACGTTCCAGATATAAAAGTCTTCTATTCTGGTGTATTGCGGGTTAATGGATGTCTCTATGTAACCGGCACTATTAAGGTTGTACAAGGCGTAGGCAATATCGTTGTCATCATACATAATCATGTTTTTGCAAATGGTACTTAAATATATCGGCTTAAACTCTACTACTGGAGGGTAAGCATCATATTGAACAGATAGATTTTCAACCAAATATTGCAATATATCCCTCATACAATCAATATTCAATAACATGAAGTATCTCCTATAATTAACAAAATTAAGAGGTGGTTATATGTCTCAAACAGTTCTCAGGCAAATTACCATTGACTTTGACGAACATTTACAGTGGTCGGTATCAATCAACGGTGTCCCGCAAGAGCACATCCGACGATTTGCCATTGACTTATCTAATGAGCTCAAGGCTGGAGCGCCATATTATGTGCTTGAACGTTTTTTGTCTTCCCCCCTCCCTGATTTTACCATATCGCAGTGCGAGGGCACAACTATGAAATAAACTAAAGGAGGCGTTGATTTATCCTTTATCAACCTACTTTTCTATATCCATCGCGTGCGCTGGGCGATGGTAAGGGCGTAATTGACGCCACCCAAGCTAATGTATTCTCGGCTACCGTTAATGGCCGTGCGCCTGTGGTAGCCTACCAGTGCGCTATATTCAAGAACAATGCAACCAGTGATTTGATATACGACACGGGCGTTGTGACGTTGAGCGCCCCGTTCTATGGCGCTGACTCCAAGGGCAATATTGTCCCATTCGAGTACACAATCCCCAGCAATGACGGCACTGCCACATCACACACAAGTATGGAGAATGGCTATGTGTATGGGTACAAGTACATTTTGACGCTATGGTGGGATGTAGATACAAGCGACTACTCGAAGAACTGCGTTAGTAGCTACGAAACGGTGTTCTTTGCTAAAGGTGCGCCAAGCATCGCTATTGATGCGTTTGGTACTAAAAATGCGGCGGGTGTGCCTGTAGTAGATTCCAGTTCTTGTGATTTCACCGCTACATATAGTCAGCCCAACAACGCTGGTATCTTATGGTTCCGTTGGACGTTGGCTAATGCAGACCATTCCCATATCATTGAGCAGACCAAGGATATATACGCTAATACTGCTGTGGCTTACAACTGTACAGGTTTGGCAACTGGTACTGACTATGCTGTGCGAGTGGAGGCCCAGAATCAGGACGGTGTGTTTGTGGACTCTGGCTGGGTCAATTTTACTGTAGAATATGTTGAAGTTGAACTAAATTCTGCCGTCGTGGCAGCCGTCACGGATAAGTGCGGAATATCGATTGATATAGGCGGCATCCGATACATTGAAGGTAAGCCTGATAACGGCAATTACAGATATCTAACCCTCCTCCCCGTTGATGGGCGTACTTGCGTTGAGATAGATGCGGGCAACGCTATTACATTTAGCAGCTCTGAGCATTTTAAGCTGGACATACCCACCAGTGGCGAACATGTTTGGTCTGGTTATATCAAAGGTGACAATAATTCTATTTATTATGCCTCTGGCACTTCTGATGAGGATGGGTCTGCATTTGCCATGACGCTTTCGCATCACGACACAAAGCACGGATTATACCCAGCCGAAGACTTATACCCTGCCGATGATTTATACCCAGTCGATGATGATGGCGGGTATTTCAAGTTGGACTGGAACGGCGAGGAGTTCGTGGTGGACTGCCATGATTATCTACCAGAAATGTATTGGTTTGTTGCAACCATGAGCGCGGGCGGACTGAAAATATACGCTGTGCCGTTTGATGTGTCGTTTATCGCAAACGCTACGGTAATTCTGCCGTCATAAGGAGGTGTTTTAATGCCGATAAATACGGTTAAGTTATCTGGATATCAGATATGCGATTATATATGGGCGTTAAATCGCCAACTGAATGAAAAAGAGCGTGAGTTTGTGTCTGACTATACTAATGAGCCTGCGTGGACAATAGATACTGAATTGCTGGTTACGTTTAACAGCACGCTGATGGCTGGTAATATGACTAACGCCGCCACTGCTCCTGTTGAGTGGAAGATATACAGGCAGCGAGTCGGTGACGATAATATGGTGCTGGCGGCAATCGTAGATAATAAGTCACAAATGGTTATAGACTATAATGTACGTAATAATGAGACGTATATTTATCGTTTATTTGCGTCTACGGCCAGTTATATAACCGCGCCTATTATAAGCGAGCCTATACCAACTAAATGGCAGACATGGAGCATATTCGATGTAAATGAAGGTGAGAATGACACCTATCATCTCAGTCAGTGTTTTGTGTTTGGTCTTGATATTAACAGTGGTCAGATGGTCAACAACATTCAGACCGGTATATATAATAACTTCACACCATACCCGAAAATCCATAAGGCTCCCACAAACTATTACTCTGGCACCCTTACGTCGATGCTGGGCAAGTTTGACTGCGAGACTGGTGACTTTGCTGAGGGCGGCGTTGACTTTGAGGCGGCTCTTAAACTGTTTTCAACTAATGGCAAACGCAAGTTCTTGAAAGATGTTAAGGGACACATATGGGAGGTTGAGATAACCTCACTGGGCTTTACGCCGCGTGATGGGTATGCCAAATTGCCGTATGACGTGGCGCTCAGTTGGGCTGAGATAGCGCCCGCCGATGGATTACTACTAACGAACTGAGGTGCGGCATGAAAGATAACGACATGATGCGTATCGTTAAAATGCTTATCAGTAAGATTGCAAACACTGTGCGTGCCAATACTGTTGATACCGTGCGGCGCGTGCCTGCTGAAGTAATTGAGGCTGATAATGAGTCGCGCTATGCTGATGTGCGGTTACTGTCAACCACAAACAGCAATCAGATTATGCATCTGATGAATTGTTCTGGTCAAAATTTGAAGACAGGAGACGCCGTGTGGGTTGAGTATATGTACGGATTAGATAATGCGTTTATAGCTATTTTGAATAACGGCAAACCTTGGGGGTGGTGATATGATTGGCAACGTTTAATGACTATGTGCGGGCATTAAGGCTCGGCACTATCTACCCCGTCACTAAGCTTGAATTTCTTGACGTGAACGGGCTACCATCATTTATTATCCGCGAGGATTTTATCAGTGGCGGACAACTAACCGTACAGAAACAAGACGGAGTGCGACGTACAGCGTCTATCACCTTAAGTAATCTCGACCATGCGCACGACTTCAACCCGAATAAAATATGGATAGGTCAACAAGTGCGTATGTGGGCTGGTATACGCTTGCCCGGTGGCGAGGACTATTTCTTGCCGCAGGGCGTTTTTTATATTACAAACCCCGAAGAATCGTATATGCCCAATGCTCGTACCATGCAACTCAGTTTGATAGACAAGTGGGCTGGACTTGATGGCACAGTTGGTGGCACGCTTGATGGTATCTATCAGATAAATCCCAAAGATAATCTGTTTACTGCCATTGAACAGCTACTGCTGATTGATCGTGGCAATGGACAACATTTGGACGATTACCCGCCTGTGCTGGACAGTTCATATCTTAGTAAGACGTGTAAAGTTAGCGATGCTTACGGCAATATTAGCAATGTGTCTGTGCTTGATGCGCCATATACATTGCGTACCGAAGCTGAGAATACTTATGCGGACGTCCTGCTGGGCATCAACACTATGTTGGTATCGAGTTGCGGGTATGACAATATGGGGCATTTGGTATTCCGCTCTGCTAATACAGATGAGGACGATTCAGTTAAGCCCGTGGCGTGGCAGTTTTCCGTTAATGAGCGTGAGTTTTACGGCTATACGACCTCGTTTAATATCAATGAGATGTGCAATGACGTTCGTATTATTGGTGCTGTAGTCAATGGCGCACAGGTGAGTGGACGCGCCACTAACACCAATCCCGCTTCCGATTATAACGTGTTTCGCGTTGGATATAACACTTATACTGAAACACGATCTAAATACTATACCTATGAACAATGTAATGAGCTGGCGCGGTATTATCTTAAACGTAAGACTATAGAACAGCGTCAGGTGTCGTTTTCGACCACCCCAATATATCATCTAAATGAGGATATGACTATTACGCTATTGCGTCCTGAAGTATCACATATGCCAGAACAATATATAGTGACCGGTTATACGCTCCCGTTAGGTGGTACTGGTGCAATGACTATTAACGCTGTATCAGTCAATGACTTGTCGCTATATGATAAGTGGGACGCGCATCATTCCCTGAGTGTACTTTGTTCGCAGATAGGTGAACTCACCTGCGAATACGGCACAAATTCTGTCACGACACTCACAAATCCGTATAACATTGTAGAAATACCGGAAGGCACGACCGTTACGTTCACAGTTAGTAAACCTACTGGCGGCACAGCCTATCGCATATCCAGCGCTGTCCTGAACGGTGTTGCGCTTGACCATAATGGTACAACGTGCTCATTTGCTATGCCAAACTATGACTCCAAATTGGTATTTATACTGACCGCCACATCTGGTAACGATGTGACTTACACATATACTGGGCAGAGTTCTGTGGAGACTGTTACCAGTGGCAGCAGGTCGTGGAAGCAGATAATGTTTACCACATCCGGCACACTGTCATTGGATGCTATGCAAGTAGAGAACGGCATTACAGCCGATATATGGGTGCGTGGTGCCGGCGGCGGTGGCAGTGCTGAAGCCACTGGTAAGAACGGTTACGATGTGTCGGAGGCTGGCGTGCGGCTTGATTCGGCTACCGTGGCAATCACCATTGGCACTGGCGGACAGGCTGGCACTACTCGTGGTCGCGTAGGTGGCGGAAGTTCATGGGGCACGTTATTACAAGCCCCCGGTGGCAGTGCTGGCGGTAGTGCTGTAACTAATAATGGTGGAACTCTGGAGAAGGTGTTTGGGCTCACTGAGGACACTACGCACGGTAAGGGTGGCGAGAAGAATGCTGCTGGTGCCAATGGTTGTGCATGGCTACGCATAGCCATTTAGAGGAGGAACTAAGATTTGAAATATACAAGGAAAACGTTTGTGAATAAGTCGCAACCACCTTTGAATGCCGCCTATTTTAATGGGGTAGAGGCTGCAATCGAGTGGTTGTGCAAGCGTTGTGCTGAGAAAGCTACCGAGGGCACTGGGTCTAATGGCACGACTTATGTTGTATCTATAGCTAACACAACTACTGTGCCTACAGGTGATGAGCTACCGTTTATGTTACAGTTCACGCCTACCGCCACAAATAACGCTGGGTGTAAAGTAAACATATGGGGAAATAACTACCCTGTTTATGATATTAGCACAGGTAAAGCTATTACTGCTGGCGAGATGAAAGCTGGTATACCTGCCAGTCTCGTATTTAATGGAAGCAGGATGTGGTATTCTGGCGGCGGTCGTTATTTGAAGTATGGTCTAACCAAGGGCACTGCGGGGCAATGGGATACTGAATTTCCAATAAGCTTACCCGACACGCTCTCCCCCGCCCTTTCTAACCCTATCGCTTATAATGGCGACCTATATGCCAGCCGCGTCTTTCAGGGCGTATGGAATGACTATGCTGAATATCGTCAGGCCGATGGTGACATTGAAGCTGGACGTGTGGTAGTAGAAATGGGTAATGATACGGTGCGGCAGAGTGCGGGTAGGCTCGAACCCGGTGCAATGATTGTGTCAGATACATTTGGTGCCGCCATGGGCGACTGGACCCAGCAGGCTGTTCCGGTGTGTGTGTCAGGGCGAGTGCTGGCGTACCCCGGAGACCCTATATACAGTTATAACGTAGGAGACCCTGTGTGTAGCGGCTATAACGGCACGGTTTCAAAAATGACTCGCGAAGAAGTACGGGAGTATCCCGAGCGTATTATAGGCACAGTATCAAGCATACCCACTTATGATAGTTGGGGTGACAATGGAATCTCTGTGAATGGGCGTATATGGATTAAAGTGAGGTGATACTATGCCGGATAAAGAGACTGGTGGCCAGTACGCTGGCACGCTTGTTCAGTATAGCGGCACAAATGGTATCAGCTATAAGGAAGTACGAGATAAGGTTGATGCCGCTCTAAGTAAGGTAGGCAAGACTTTTGAATGGCACACATCGGAGCCTCAGCAGTTTGATTTGATCACGGCGCAACAGATACAAGATCTAATTGACGCCGCCGATACCGCGTATGTTGCATATGCTAATAATTGCTCCAGTAAAAACGGAGCTAATCGTACTGCCAATGACGGGTATAGCTCTGGAAATAGTTCTGTATATACGTCTAATCTGTCTATGGTATATAGCGGTGTAAACACTGGATTCTGCGGTAGTAACTTAACGGCTCAAAGAACCAGCAAGAATATAACATATTGGTGATAAATAATGGCATATCAATGGACGAAGACAGTACAACAGTACGACCTTTATACACCGGGTATTCTTGAGGAAATCGTTTCTGTGGCCAATACTATAATCAATGCGACATGTCCTACAAAATGTTCGTCATATCATGCTACGAATCATACAAGTGATTGTCATAGTGATTATTCTGGGCATAATTATGGTTTTGGCGGCACAAGTGGATGTAACGGAGATAACACAGCGAAATATAGCAGTAAGTGTGTTAATTCTTATTATTCGAGCGTCAATAACAAATATAGCGTCCCGCCACAGACCGGTTAATAGCTAAGGCAAGAATTGTATTTTTAAGGTGTATTTGGGTTGTGGTAAGCAAAAGGATTAAAAGGATGTATACAAATTTAAGTTTATACTTTTCAAGTGACTGCAATATGGCCTGCACGTATTGCCAAATAAACAAGCATAAACCCTGTATGGCGGCTAACAACGAGGTTATACGTGAGAAAATGGCGTCTGGAGAATACGCTCAAAATATTATCAACAAATTTAAGCCGCTCAAAGGCGTTATTGATAATATTTCTTTGTGGGGCATGGAGCCGACAATCAATGCTGATTTATTCCGCGCCGCCGTATTCCCTCTGCTGGACGAATATGAGCATGTGAACAGTATCATGTTTTCGACCAACTCATGGCTGGGGTATGATCACATATATGAATTCGTGGCGGCACTGGATGAGTACAACCACGAGCATGATAGGCATATCAAGCTTGACCTGCAAATCTCGCTGGATGGGCCAGCATGGATAAATGATACCTCACGCCGTAAGGGGACAACAGACAATACTTTACACGTTATACATGATTTAGTGACACGTCTCCCCCACGACTTGACGGTTGACATCTACATGCATACAAAGCCGACGCTGGACGTGTCATTTATGCGCGAGATAGTGATTGACAACAGCAAGTTGCTGGAGTGGTATCACTTCTTTGATGATTTGCAGGAGCGTATGGCAGCATTGTGCGATAATCCACACATTACGCTTGATTTGGCGCAGACCCCCACTCTGGTTAATCCCGGCGAACACACGCAGGAAGACGGGCGCACTTTGGCGGCGTTCATACACGCCTTACGGCAGATTGATGTGGCGCAGTTTAAGCATTATAAACACCCGTTGATATACCAAACTATGCGTGGTTTTCTCGATGCGATGGATAGTGACACATATAGCTCTGCCGCCCATTGGGGATGTTGTTCTGCTGGGCGTTATACGGCAAATGTGGATATGAACGGGGACTTGTTTAGCTGCCATGGGCTTTTCAGCTATGGCTATATGCAACCTGCGGCTTCTATAACAGGAGCGCACACAACCACGCGGGATGGGGACAGCCAACGTTTGCAGTATGTTGACTTGTTATGGGCTGAGTACCCTGAATCACGCAGAGCTTTTGCCGAGATAATCATACGGTCATTAGCTGAAAGCGGTCAGATAGATGCGTGTTATCGTACCGATAAAAGGATGCGTGACATACTGTACTATGCGCTTGGTGGTGTTTATTGCCAGTACGGACATTTGGAAATGACACAGAGTATGTGGGCGTATGCCACCAGCCAGTTTAAGTATTTTGGCAATGGCGCTGTGCAGGAGACATTACAGTACATGCGCGAATGCGGGTTAAAGGGGATTAAATGAATTATAAGGAAGAAAATGATAGACTTTTTAACGACTTTTTGAATCGCTACTTCTGGGAGCCGTTTAGGCGGGGCGAGCAATCCATTGAATTTATTATATCGCCGCGATGCAACCTGAACTGCTTCCCAGCGGGCACAATGATACGCATGGCCGATTACACGGAGAAGCGTATAGAGGATATAGAGGTTGGCGATGAGGTTATGGGGTTCCCCGAATATCCCAGCAGGAGCGACCCTATGCGGCCTCAGTGCAGCATGGTAACAACATTGCTTCATAGCGAGACGTTTGAGCTCATTAGGTTTACCTTTGAGGACGGCACCGAACTGGTAACAACCCCAGACCATCCTATTTTGGTAAAGAGCAAGTGCGAAAGGAGCGGCAGATACAGACTGGCAAAGAAGTTCAAGGTTGGGCAAGAGGCGGTGTGCATTGCCCTGCCGCCGCTTCAGGACGCAAACGATATAGGTTTGGTACGGCTGGACTGGGTGGTTAAGCTGTTTGGCACTAAGAAGATATGCTGCATTGACTATCCCAAGTGCTATATGCCTGAGCCGCTGTACAACCTTGAGACTACTACGCATACTTATATAGCTAATGGTGTGCTGGTGCATAACTGCGACTACTGCTATATATCCAAGTATCGCGGCACTACATTCCCCGAAGCTATATACGATAATACTAATGTTATCAACAATCTTAGCAAGATAGTGCGGTGGATGGATTACAACGGCTTTACCTGCCCGATAGACATATTTAGCGGTGAACCTCTGGCACAACGTATTGGTTACGAAGTGCTGGATTACATATACGACTTCTATAAGGATAAGCCTGCCGAGCGTAGGCCGAAGCATGTCGTTATCCCAACCAATTTTAGCTTTATCGCCTCGGATGAATGGACGGCACGTGTGGAAGACCTTCTGGACAAGTATGAAAAAATTGGAATGCCGTTATATCTGAGCGCGAGTTTTGACGGCAAGTATATGGATTCTAACCGTCCATATGTTCATGACTTGGACATACCGCTGTGCGCCGAGCGTGATGACGCTTACTACGACAAGATATTCGAGTTTGCCAAGAAGCACAAATGCGGTTTCCATCCTATGATTTACTATCGCGGCATTGATGATTGGAAACGGAACTTCGATTGGTTCCAAGAGATGTACGTTAAGCACGGTATCGAATGGGACAATTTGTATCTGCTCCAAGTGCGCAATGCTGGTTGGACGCCCGAACAGAATAAGTCTATGTATGATTTCCTTCGTCATCTGATTGACTTCGCTTGGGATAAATGCGGGCACAACTATAACGAGTTCGCTTGCTTTATGAGCGAGGGACAGCGTGGGTTTAATATTCTGTCGGAGATATTTAACACATGCAGTCGCGGTATTGGTTGCGGTATGCAAGCGTCATTTGGGGTGCGCCTGAGTGACATGTCACACCATATCTGCCACAGGACTATGTATCCCGATTTGAAGCTGGGCGAACTGGTGGACGATCCTGATACTGTGCTGCGCTATAAAACGCAGAACGCCGAGTTAGGGCTGACCGCTTATGGCTTCAGTACATCTGTGCAGCCTGCTTGTATACGCTGTCCTATTAAGCATTTGTGTATTGGTGGCTGTCTGGGCGCACAGTATGAGGCAAATCGTGACCTATTCTCCCCTATCCAGTCTGTGTGCCAAAACTCATGGTGGCTTGTGAAGGCAGTCGTGGATGGATTTGAGGCGATAGGTGTGTTAGATACTTGGTGTGAGGGCTTGCCCAAAGACAAAATAAGAGAGATAGAGTTTGTAAGGAGTTGGAAGGACGCATGACATTTGAAGAAGCAAAACTGATGCTGATAGATAACCGTGACGGCGAGTTGCACAAGGAGATACGCGAAAAGTATACCAATATAAATGTGCTTGAGGACATGATACTGGAAGCGCTTGAGTATACGATAAAGAACGATGCACTGATAGATGTGGATAAGCGACTTAAGCAGGGTGATGTGGCAAGGCTGGCAGGTGTAGCTATATCTATTCCCTATTATCTGTTGGCAGAGAAGTACACTGAGACTAAGGAATATGCTGAAGCGTTTGTGCTGTTGTGTAGCAATTACTTTGCTATGTACGAGCCGGACAGCCCTGTGCGCGGCACGTTTGATACCGTGTCTAAACTGCTGACGCTTGAAGGTAATTTTACTAAGCTGATAGTGGCATCACAGGCATTGATAGTGAAGGTAGAGAAGTTGCTGGATGTCAGCGACCAGTCTGACTACGGCTTATCCCGACAGTTTATTAGCACAATGCTTAACGAGCATATAGATAAAATTTAAGGGGCGTCATATCGCCCCTTTCTACTGAAAGGATGTGATAGTTTGTACATCAAGGATAAAGATGGCAATTATGTGCCGACTCCCAGTAGTAAAGGCGCGGATGGGCGCGAAGTCAGCCTGCGGGTAGCAAATAATTATATCCAATGGCGTTACCCTGATACGGAGTGGACTAATCTTGTGCCGTTATCCGACTTAAAAGGAGAACCCGGTACTGATGGTGTTGATGGGCGCGAGGTTCATATGCGCGTTGTATCAGACGCCTTACAGTGGCGATTAGGGGATTCTGGCACATGGCAGACATTGATGGGTTTATCCACAGTGACCGATGGAGCTTCGTTTGGCGGTATGGTAGTCGGTAAGACGTTGGTATTAGCAGAAGTGACGCCGCGTGATTGAGCTGAATAGTGGAGGCGAATATGACACAACGATATATAGATTTAGCCTTTGACGATACCTCCCCGCGCAGCTTTGGCGGGTTTGACAACGAAAACGAGGCCACAGTGATACGGCTAAAAGTGCTGGACCCTGATGCCAAGTATTACATTGAAATAGAACAGGCGTGTGGCAAGCATGATAAATATTGCTCTGACGTATTGCCTATAGCTGACGGATATGCGGCATTTGAAGTTTCTCGTGATTTCACGCATGAGACGCTGTATGTGCAGGGCGTGATGAAGGTTGATGGTATGTGCCGCAAGACTGCGCGTGTGCGGGTAGGTTTTAGCCATAGTATCAACGCTCTTGACGAACTGCCAGAGAGCCATCCCGGTTGGGCTGATAGTGTGGACGAACAGCTTAAAGGTGCGTCTGATATGGATATACTTGCCATTTTGGCAGAACAGGGCATCATTACGCCTATGCAACAAGACAGTGTGTTCTTTATGGACGGGACTGGCTCATTGCTGACTATTTAAGGAGGAAATATGGAAGGTTTTACCTTTAAGAATTTAAGTGATATAGACACGTTAGACCAGCCGACTGATAAGACCAAGCTGGTCGGAATGGAGAATGGCACACCCGTGCAGATACCTGCTAACGGGTTGCGGACAGATAGAGTATTTGTTATAGATACAACTGCCAATGATTGGGAAACCAATCGGGTAGACCCTGATTATGGTGACAAAGTTAAAGCTGCGTTATTGAGGGGTGATGCTATATGGTTCTATGTCACTAATAATTCAACTACAACATCCCCATTGTTTTGGTATGAGATGGTTGTTGCTTTCCGCTTTGGTGGGCTGACGAATGGCATGCGTGAATTAGGTCTCGGGAGCGTTCCGACCGAACGGGTGATATTTTGTCATGATGAATAAGATAGATATTCGTATATTCGGTGTCTATTCGCGCGAAGAAATGATACAGGCGACCGCACACAAACTTGTTTTATCCGAAGACCATATCTATCATGATGATCGTCCGAATGGTGGCTCCGTTATGTATACAGCAAAGAAAGCATGGCTTTCGTCGATTCCAGATAGTATAACTCACCGCGTTGTGCTGAGCGATGATGTTGAGGTTTGCAACGGATTCACTGAGATATGTACTCAGATGGTCAATGCGCATCCCGATGATGTTATAACTTTATTCCCGTACCAATTCATGCATAGACAACTCGGGTTAGAGAAATTATTGACGCCTTATGTAGTGTCTAACACACTGAGTGCCTGTGGGATTATAATGCCGGCTAAATATATTAAGCCTTGCTTCGATTGGATTGACAAACATTATCCAGACGCTCAAGATGACGATTACTATATCCAACTTTGGGCTACCGCCAATAATATTCGCATGTTGACTACAATACCCGCAACATTACAGCATATAGGTGACGATAGTATATTTAACCCGCAAGCTCCAATACGTAGGACAGATTACTACGAACAGAATCCCGTTGCCGATTGGGAAAGTCCTATGGCAGCGGTTATACCTGCCAAAGAATGGTTCTTTTCCAATCATGGTAAAAGGCTTAATATAGGAGGTGACATACGATATGTTAGTTAATACCGCTGGCCTTAAAACTGTACTGAATGCGATAAAAGAATATGTACAAAAACAAATATCATCATTGTATCAGTCTTTTAAGTCGCTAATAAAACAGCCCGATTGGAATCAAAATGACAAAAGTGCCCAGGATTATATAAAAAACCGAACGCATTGGAAGGAATCGAAATTTACCACGATTACGGGCTTTGATGCATGGGCAAATATTACAAATATGGGCAAAAATCCAATACCGCTCGTAGAAATAAATGGAGTTAAATATGAGAATGTTCTTGGAAGGATTCAGCCTCCGTATGTGGCCTATTCATTTGGCAGTGGTTTTGTGATGTTCGATTGCAACACCAAATATATATCTATTAATGGTTTTGAGCCATCTATATCTAAAGATGATATTCTTTTCTGGACAGACGTGACAGAGATTAAAACGATACCAGAGGAATATATTCCAGACACGATAGCGCGAGCGGAACAAATAGTCCAGCCTGATTGGAATATCGCTGAGCCATTTCCAGGTTCTATACATAATAAACCGAGAATTGGATACCATGGTATTAATGGTGTGAGCACTTCCGACCCTAACGGGACAGTGATTCCTACGTTCTCTATACCATCAGATAAGGGTAATTATGTTGTGAAAATCAAAAAATTAATGATCAGTAATTACAGCGATGGAGATTACATACGCATAACTGATAGTTTACGAAAAATTGACGGAAGTATTATACAAGGCAACGATTTAATGTTTTGCGTGAGCATTGGCGAACAAAGTGGAAGCGCATACACAATCGTGACAAAGTCGGGAGATGAATATGCAAAACCAGTGATCGCTTTTGCAATTGATTTTTATGGCTTTCCTTATAAGGAAATCAGAATATATAGTCCAACTAAACAGATAAGGTGCATGAAATATGAATTTTATTCTACATAAAAGTTTACCAATATTGAATGGTTTGGGCAGTTATCCCCGAAGAAAACGCCTAAATATCAGTATTGAGTATGTTTGATATGGTTTATAAAGTCGATGTGTCTGGTCCACAGCAAATCGAAACTGTGCAGAGGACTGAGGCCCCTTCATAGGGCAATGACTCTGGCAGGAATTATGTAGTATATGGTACAACCAGTGATACTCAGAGCAGATTAATTGGATCTCCAGGTTGGGCATATCCCATAACCTCAATTGGAGGGACTTCGATGCTCATATATCCGGACTGTAGGTTCGAACTTTATGGTGTTTGGACGGAGGAAGATGAAACAGATTCTGAGTGATATATTTTCAAAATGAATGACATCTCGAAGCAAGGCCAATAGAGCCATAAACGTAGTTAGACGTAAATGAAGGCAGGAAGTTGCAGATGACTCATTGAGTATTCCTACATTTTCTGCCTAAAAGTGCCTAAATGTCTACATAGTTATTTTTTGCACTTATGTAGTAACCAACATAAAGAGGCGAAGAAGAAAGAATGGCAACGCTTGAATACGTGTTAAGTATGCTTTTATCGGGGGCGACGGAATGACGAACGAACTGCGCGAAAAATCCTTGCCTACAACCGCAAGGTTAAGGCTGACCGCGCGGAGCGGGACGAGCTGAAAGCTAAGCTTGACCGCATCCGTGAGCTCGAACAAGCTGGGTTTAAGCGCTGGAAGAAAAGCGGTTACGATAGACTTTACATCAATGCCTCTACCCTTGGACTTCAGTGCGACACTTATAGCTCCGGTTGGATTTCTACGGCCACATATAATGGCGTGCTTATATCCAATGCTCGTGCCAGACGTATGTTAGCCATGCAGATGTACGTGGATGTTGCCACTGGCGAGTTCGTTGCACGGTCTGGGCGTGGTCATAGCGCAGACGATGAAGTAGCAACCGCAGCTAAAACTTTGTATGAGGCCATACTTGCTGGCTCAGCAGGCGTAGAGATGCCAATGCGTACCGATATTGAAGATATGACGGTTACCGAGTTCATGCAGGCATTTCGGGTAACTTACGTACCGGGCGTAAAAATTAAGATAGATGGTATGCGTCAGCAGGATCGAGAAGCTGTAAGACGCTATGGTACAGCGCATATGCATGAGCTGCTGGAATATTTAACCAAGGAATCCAAACAACGGTGAGCGTGTTATGCTTGGCACAAGTCGGTAATATCCGACGCAGTGAAGACTCTTTGCCGTATATTAAGGGTGCGACAGCCCTTTATAAATACATTAAACGCGCAGTAAGGAGAAAGCAATGAGAGATGAAGCGGTAAAAACATTCGGCTATCTGTACGGGGTGATGTACAATGTCTATCCAGACAAGTTTAGTGCGAGAGGTATGTTGGACGTGGCTCAGGTGTATCCCGCCTATGGTTATTCGCTGGCTATGCGGCTAATTCTTATTGGGCATAGAATGACACCAGCACTTGAACGCGTTATCAGTGATGCTATGCAGACGCTTGATATTGAAGATATGGACGAACCCAAGAAGATGATAACTGACAAGCAACAAATCATGTGGGATTTGGCTTTTGAGCATGGTAGGGCTGCTAAAATCTCAAGTGATGGCGAATATCTGGCAGACAAGATGCGCGAGAAGGGCTTGATACTGGAGGACGTAGGCAATGCCTGCGGGGTGAGCAAGTCTTGTGTAGGTAACTGGGTACAAGACTTGCGTCCTATTCCACGTAAGCACAAAGAGACAATAGCAACAACGTTCGGCATATTGCTGTAAAACGAAACAAGGGAGGCTCTCGCCTCCCCTATCTCGTTTTGCGTTCACTTGTTGTTGGACTAAAGATATCACACATTAAGGTTTCTGTCAATAAAGGTGGTGAACAAATGGCAGAATTAGAAAAAATACAAATTGGACAAACAGAATACGACATCCATGACCCGAAGGCACTACCTAAGAGCGGCGGCACAATGACCGGCGCTCTTGTTTTATCTGGGAACCCTACTACTGCAAATGAAGCGGTCACCAAGCAGTATGTTGATATGCAGAAAGCACAAATGGCATCTTCCCTTCCTACTTCTGGTACAGCGCTTACTGGGGACCAGATATACGCTGTGTCTGCTGCCGTCAATACATACTCGTTTACACCTCCTGCGAATAATGGCTGGTCGCACGGTGTATTTACTACTGGCGCGTCCCCGAACATAACCTTCGCGGGGCAGATTGTGGGCAAACTCCCTAAGTTTGCGGCGAATAAGACCTACGAATTTGATGTTTATCGCGGGGCGTGGATAGTGCAAGAGGTGGCGGCGCAATGACAATGCCTATGCAGTGGGCGTTACGGCGCAGAATGATGATGACTGCATCTGGTGGTGTGGATGTAGCTAATCTCTTAATTCAGGGTTCTTGCACATTTACCGACTATGGCGTTGTCACAATGGGGGATGGTAACGATTATAGGTTGTTGGCTATAACACAGTCGGGCAATCTTGTGCTCTCTGAACCCGTGAACATGGAGGTTTGCGTCGTCGGTGGTGGTGCGAATGGTGCCAGCGGGGGGCCGGGCGGCGCAGGAGCCTATATGAAAAATCAGGTTATAGAAGCGTTTGAAGGTGGCGCGGTTGTTGTTGGTGCAGCACAGGGGGCTTCGTCCATCGGTGGTATAAACGTTAACCCCGTGTCTGGTAAAAATGGTGGCACAGGTGGCGGTGGTTTCGCATGGAATCAAACGGGTCCTATCGCTGCTGGTACTGGCGACGGCCTATCTAAATATCCGTTTAATGATACTTCCTATACACTTTGGAGTAGTAAGCCGCACAGTGGAGGAGGTGCAGGTGGCACATATGGTGAGTATAGTGATGGAAACTTTTATTACCGAGATGGCGGTGCAGGAGGTACTAATGGTAGTAACGGTATAAATAACGATAAAGCCACAAACACAGGGAACGTAATATACGGTGGCAGTTACGGTGGTGGTAACGGCGGAGGTTATGAGTCTCACAACACCAATTCAGGCCAGGGCTCTAATGCTACTTATTATGGCTCTGGCGCTGGTGGAGGAGGACAGTTTTGGTCAGAGGACACCATTGGGGATGGCAAGTATAGTGGAGGTTCTGGCTACCAAGGTATTGTATATACCCGCATACCAGTAAATCAATAAAAAAGGAGAATAAGGAATGAAGTATGCAATAGTAAAGGACAATTTTGTGACAAATGTTCTGGTCGCAGATGCGGCACAGAAGGACGAGCTCGAAGCTTCATTAAATGCCGAACTGGTTGATGCTTCTCAATTCGGTCTACAAGTAGGCGATATGCGCGTAGGCGATAAGTGGACGCGCAATCAAGATGGTGAACAGATTGTGCTGGACGAGAATGCCACGTATGATGAGCTGGTTGCCAAAATAGCAGAACTGGAGGCTCTACTCAATGACACGAAATGAACTGGAGACTCGCGTTGATGCACTAAAACAAAAAATAGAGGAAGATAACGACAAACTTGCAAAAATCAAGGTAGAGCTGATGGCAATGGGTGCTACCCCTACCCTTTCACAGTTAATTAAACTTCTCAACACACTACGCAGTATAATGGAGGAAATATGAAAAAGAAACAGTATTATGGATGTCTGCAATCTGTGCCCGACCCACGCGATTACACTTTGAGGGTTATGAGGGCAGACTTCCCCTCAAAATTTACAGCCAAAGATGCTCCCATTTATAATCAAGGTGAAATAGCGAGGTGCGCTATGGACGCTGTAAGAAGTGCGTCTCATACTGCCACCGGCGTTGAACCGGGCGCTACATTTGGGTACGGCTATTGGCGTAGCCACAGGCAAAGGGGGATGTACCTTGCAGAAGCCTGTAACGGTTTCGCGAGAGACGGCGTACCACCTCGAAGCGTTGACAGCGTTGATTATGAAGTTCCTGATGCAATACATTATGCTGAAAAATATCGGGACGTGATGTTGAAAGCGGCAGAGCCTTATAAAATGTGGCAGTGGGCACGAGTGTCTACGGTGCAGGAAATAAAAGCCACAATATACGACAGCCGCAACAAACTCGGCGAACGTTGTGTTATTAGCTTGCCGTATGTGCGCATTGCGAATGGACGTTGGATTGTCGATGGTGAACCAGATGGTAGTCACGCTATGGCGATAGTCGGGTGGGACGATGAAAGAGGTATTTTTATTCTGCGGAACTCGTGGGGGACGCAGGGAAGTCTATCTATCCCAGAAGGCGGGTACTGCTGGATAACATATGAAGACGCTCTTAAATCTCGTGATATAATAGCCTTGCTCCGTACAGATGAATCTGTTAAGCCCGAACCCACACCCGACGAGCCTGTAAAACCAGATGAACCTAAGGAAGATATCACCGTTGTGCGCACGCTACGTCTTACATCTCCGTATATGCGCGGAGACGATATTAAACACGCACAGGAAAGGTTAATCGTACACGGCTATAATATCGCCGCAGATGGCGTTTTTGGCAAGAAAACATATAATGCAGTGCGTGAGTTTCAGGCGGCAAAGAAACTGTCCATTGACGGTATAATCGGTAAAAACACGCTTGCCGCACTGAACGAAGATCCCGCAGTTACTCCTCCCGCCCCTACTGTTGATAATGAGCTTCGGGCTGACTTCATAGCCTATCTATATAAGCAGCTCGGTAACATCTATTGTTGGGGCGGCAATGGCGAAGACGCTACTGATTACGCTATAGACGTGATGGAAAACAGCTCTGCCAACAAGCGTCGCACCAAGGCATTTCTCGCTAAGCAGAAAAAGGCCGGTGTGCAGAACATTAAGATGTATGACTGTTCCGGTCTGATATCCCGTTGGCTTCAGGACCATGGTATGGCTAAATCCAAGCGCAACTGTAATCATCTGTGGGGTATGAGCACCAAGATAACTCGCGCTGAGTTACAGCCCTGTGACTTACTGTTCCGTGGTACAGATTCTGATAAGAGCCATGTTGGTGTCTATGTAGGCAACGGGATGGTAATTGAGTCCAAGGGGCGCGATTATGGCGTTGTGATACGGCCTATTGATGTTACCGCTGGTTATTGGAAGTATTTTGGGCGGCTAAAAATGAACTAAAGAAAGGTGGCTGTATGGAATGGTGGGGATGGTGCGCCTCAATACTGGGCGCAGTTGTGCTCATATCTCAGGGCATTAAGGCTATCAAGGATATACTCGCACCTGCTGTTAATGTGCAGAAGCGAGTAGCAACCCTTGAAGCGCAGCACGAACAGGCTTCCGCACGCTTTAAGCAGTTGGAAGACAAGTTTGAGCGACAAGAATTGACCAATCAGGCCATTATGAATGGCTTGGTAGCTATTATCAATCATTCGATTGATGGTAACGGTATCGAAGGGCTTAAGAAAGCAAGAGAAGAACTCTTGCACCATATCATTGAAAGGGGATAAAATAATGAACGAATTTTTTACTTGGACTATGCTCCTCACTTACTCTGGCGCGGCTCTGGCTACCTCTCTGGTAACTCAGTTTGTCAAGAATCTCGGTGTGCTCTCTAAGGTACACACCCAAATAGTAAGCTATGTCGTGGCCTTGCTGGTGCTGATAGCGGGCACCTTCTTCACTGGTGCGCTGACTATCGAGTCTGCCGCGCTGTGCGTGCTGAACGCCGTTGTGGTAGCGTTTGCGTCTAACGGCGCATACGATGCGGTGGCGGGTGCACCTAAGAAGGAAATGTCCATCAAGGATTGAGTGACGGTTCTGACTCATTAAAAATTGACCGAGTGCAAGTAGACGAGTGACGGTTCTGACTCGTCGGTAAAATAAAAGCGTAACCGAGCAACGGGCGGGTGCTACATCCCGCCCCACCATTGTTATGAAAGACATTTATACAGCAGATGCTGTTGCATTTGAACGTTTGCAGGCGGAGCTGGAAGAGACTCCAGTGAGGTGCGATATTAAGATATCTAACAGTCTTGAAAAAGGCAAAGCAAAGTTAGCGACATTTGTATTCAACAAAAAATAGGGAACTCATTGGCCAATTTGACCAGCGGGTTCCCTATTTTTAGCTAATTATTAAGCTCTTTATCTTTATGCTCAAGCGCCTGCAACCGTTCTTCTATGGCCCAGATTCCACCTGTTGTGTCCACCTGATACTCTGGAATGTGCCGACGTGGCACTGACCGTAATCCAGTGAGTTTTAATAAGTCTGTCCAGTTGCCAGAAGGTGTATATCTCCTCGCAACTGCTTCCCATCTGGAAACATCTTTACATTTTTTGATGTTGTAGTCAGGGCCAGATACTGGGTGTATACGATTGTACTCATCGATAAAAGCTGCCAGCGCGGAATTAGTGCGAGCAGGCGTGTAATGTTCCAAACTACGCAGCCACTGCAAGGCTGGCATATGGAACCGGTTTCTTATCGTAGGTAAAGTAGGCAACTTGGAACTGCGCTTAAAGTCCTCCATGTGCGGGAATCTGCCATGTGTGATGTAGAAATCCTCTATCGCATCATAGCACGCCGCAGCGCTCCAATGCGTCATAGGCATATCCTCTATCATCTCATTGAGTTTATGTGTAAGCTCAGGGTCATTGTCCCCGACATATTTAATTGCACGTAAAAGTGCTTCCCTTCTTGTCATTTTCATATTTTCGACTTGGCACATCAGTTGGAACGGCATAAGTGGAAAATCTTACCTGTAAATTTATGTCAAAGTTATCGATTGCTTTTATAAGGCCTATACAGCCTACTTGGAACAGATCGTCCATCTGTTCCCCGCGGCCGGAGAAGCGCTGTATTATGCTGAGCACAAGCCTAAGGTTTGCGCCTATGAATTCCTCCCTTGCCGCGGTGTCGCCCGCCTTTATTCGGCCAAGCAGCTCCCTGCTTTCGCTCTGCGTGATCTTCGGCAGCTTGGACGTATCCAGTCCGCAGATCTCAACCTTGTTAAGCGCCATATGAGCACCCCCTCAAGAAACTTGATGCTCTTATGGTTGCCTTACGGGGTTGATGTTATTCCGCGATAAAAAGCCG